GTGGACCAGCTAGGGCTTGAACCTAGGACCTCCAGATTATGAGTCTGTTGCTCTAACCAACTGAGCTACAAGTCCTTATTAGATGATTGCCACATTAAAAACACTAACCGCGTTTCACAACGAAGTTAGTGGTCGTAGCAAATAACAGAAGATTTTAATAAATGGGGTTTGGCTTAATAAAAGTTTTGTGCGTCTTATGAGGCTCAAACTCATATCTACACACAAGTGTGTTGTGTTATCAGTTACACTAAAGACGCTGGCACTTAGGTAGCCTTCACCGACTTTACGCTGCCTCCTGGAGGCCCGTATAGTCTACAACGTTAATGTTGCCAGTTATATATAGTCAATACGCTTAATGTATTTACTTCCACCAACAATCAAACCCAAATCGCGCCCGTTTTCGGTTCGGTTGTTTTTACATCTCGCGGTAGAACCGAAAATGTCATGGATGGTTCCTCGTGCACTGCGAACGTGGACGTGGAGGGATTCGAACCCTCGTCTTGCTGGTATAACTCATACGCGTAATTGAATTCTTGTAGGTATAATGTTGATCGGACAAAATACCTTAAATAAGGCCATTTAAAGCCTCTCTGACGCATTTCTTATGGTGTTGTGGGTAGCTAATCCACTTCATCACTTGAAACGCATTAGAGAGGCTTATTTTTAGCCTTTAAATACATACTTTACTCGCGTGACTCTGAGGCTCTTGCGAAGCATGCTACGTTTTTGATATATCGTGTGGATTATAAATAATCCGACTCAATGGTTCAGCACGACAAAATTGATCTAACGGTGTATAGTTTTACTTCCGTACACACAGAAGGTTTGTTCCACGTGGCTCTAAGGCTCTTGCGTTAACGTTAATTCGTTAATGTTTACACGGTAATACTCTGTCGCCCCTGCGAGTTCTTCTTACCCAAGTGTAAACCTCACATATGGTTCTAAGACTCGATGTGGTGAACATAGAATTGTACCTGGGTTTAATAATCCCATTCACAACGATACTGCCACTGGCCAGTGTATGAGCGACGTAACTCGTTCATATTCTTAGTCAATTCATCATCAGCCTTCGACATAGCGTCGGCTTTCTCTTTTGCGGCGTCTTTGCGCAGGTTTTTGTACTCCGATGGAGTGATCTTTCCACCGAGCAACTGGTCTAAGAGATCCTTACTCTTAGCGAGTGCTGCTTTGGTGATCTTCTCCTCGGCACGACGTGCACGTAAGTTGATCAGCTCTTTGGTGTTGATGTACTTAGCACACATGATGGCGTCTTTAGCCTCTCTTTTGCGTGCTTCGTCCTGCTCCTTCTCAATTTCGTCCAGAGCGGCCGATACATTCTTGTCCTTGAGCAGGTTACCAGCTTTAACCTGTTCAACTACGTTTTCTTCGTTAACTACTACTTCCTGTGTCTTGTTGTTTTTTGTTTTTTCTGCCATTTTGATAACGGTTTTAAATTGTTTAACATATTATTTAACTCTGCTATAATAGCCAAGTTCTTCTTCGTACATTGCGTTTTTGTGTTTAACGTTACGCACGTACGGTCTTGCGTTTGCGTGTCTTAATTTTTCAGGATTACACGCATACTTTTTAACACCCGAATACATAATCTAGCGGATTTATTTCAGTGTTGCGGACCTGATTGATTGCTGCGATGATTGTTGGTGTAATGCCGTATTTTACACATAACGTCGAGTCTGTGTTTATGACATTATTGCACAGTATTTCTACCGCAGTAATCAGTTCTTTATCGCACTGATTTTGTCTTGCGTTAGCTACTGCTGTTATCAACGCTAGGGTGAAACTAACAATGTTTCTGTCAGGTCCCACAAGTGTATCCGCAAAGCGCATACCTATATAGGTAAGTGCTTTATCTACTGGGCTTTCGGCGATTTTTGCCGGTACTTTTACGTTCAGACTGGCTTTCTTTACAGCCAATCCGCTTATCAACAGTTCTTCAGCTTCTTTCGCTGTTATCAACGAAATAGCTGCTTTTTTGTTACCAGATATTACTCCAGATTTTTCAATTACTGACATAATATCAGCAACGTCCTTATCAGAGATTGGTTTTCCGAAGTATGCAATGACAATTCTTTGTCCGTCCATAGTCATTTAGTTTTTTTAGGATAGAGAATTGTGTCATGTACAATTGCGGAATCGCATCGCGCAGATACAGGTGGGTAATCTTCTATTTTATTTCCATTACTATCTTCTGCTTGATGTGCTACATCTGGTATGTTGTCATAGATTTCAGGATGCGTGAAATATTCTCTTGTGAATGTTTCAAGAGTACAACATCCGTCTCTGTCTATAACAGTTTTTGCAATGGTACGAACTACATTCTCGTTCAATTCCATGAGTGTGTACTCATAGTTAGCCTTGTCCATTGCGTGAAGTTTATACTTCACAATTTCAGGCACAGTATTAAATACTGGGGTAGCAGCGCTATCTACAGCATCCAATACTTCTTGTTTTGTGAGCATTCCCTTTGGGTTAATTACTCCTGTGCGCATTCCGCCCACAATAACACACGTTGCTAACAATGTAGATGCTACGAGTGTTACAACAAAAGTTGCTAATTTTTCCATTTTGATAATGTTTTTAATTTAAAAATTTGTTAATTATCCGTTTTAGGTACGGAAACCTTATATAGATAGAGAGTGTGTATCAGCATACACATTAACAGCTCCTCCTTTCCCCGTGTTAGGTTATCTGTTAGAGTTGTACTTGTCCACACTCTCAATTATTTCTTACAAAAACAACGGCGTGTTTCGCAACAGACCGTTGTTCGACATAACGCTTTACGTCTTTTTTGCTTATGGTCAAACATCTAAATCATAACTAAAATACATAAAAGAAGCATTATACCTTCTCATCATTCGTACTTACGTACTTGCGGGCTTGAAGTTTCCGCTTTAGCTGATTTCTATATAATGTTTATACACCCCGACTAGTTCAGGGCTAGTCGAGGTGTGCTAAGTTATGCTCGTTTAAGCAATATGGATGTTTCATAACAGGACAATCGTGATTTACCTGTTTTTTGATTAATGGTGCCAGGACATGCAAAATCGTTTTCGAATGCGCATCCTTTGCAGCCATTCGTTCTTTTATGTGCTCTGTAGAGTATATTGTTTATTCTACAGATTTGTCCGGGTTTCAGTTTCATCGTATACAGATGCTATGTGTTGGTTTAATTCCAATTTTATTAGCAATTCTTTAGATGGGAATCTATTAACTTTTGCGTGTGCAAAGTGATTGTCTTTTATACGTACTATTCGCATCACTCTTTCGTATGTAAAGTAATGTTTTTCTCTAGTGCGGAAGTTTTGTATACATACCAGGTCATATACACTTTCTGGTAGTTTATCCCACATAGAGTCTACTTTATGTACAATGAATTGTGCGTTGTTGTTAACTGCTTTGTTAATTGCTTCAACACTAGCACAAACATGACATACTTTACACAGATATACTCGTTTTTTCGATATTATTTCGAGTTCCTGAGTAACATCTGCAAGATCTCTTGCATACACACAATGTTTTGTAGTTGCTAATACTACATAATACGCTCCAAGAATAATTCCTGTTGGAGTCTTTTTGCGAATAACGCATCCTTTCTCTAAAATCATTTTATTATGTACTTTGGTTTAACTTTTATTATAGATTGTATTTGTCCATTCCGTAATTTGATTCCAAGAGAAGGTGACAGATTGTGTTTTTTACACAATTGTAGATAAGCGTATACGCTTTCAGACACAGGAATAATATCTGAGATATCCTGTTTTTTGCTATTGTAAACCGCATATGTTCTTGGTTTTCCAGAAGGACTTTTCTGAGATATCAAGGATTCAATGCAATTTGAATAGCATACGATGGTGTCAATTTTTGCAATACGTTTTTGTGCTGATATTCTTCCTAAGAACATACCAAAAAACATAAATGCAATAATTAATGCAAGCCATATCCAGGCCATTACATTAACTTTCTTTTCTTCTTCTTCGTTCATTTTGATAATGCATTATTTTTCTTCAAGACATTAATCCTGCTTGAAGTTCAGGATATTATTGAGTCACTAAGAAGTGACCGTTGAGTTCCAGCCCCAATTTAGACATATTGTCTTTAATCGACGCTATCAATACTTTTGCACTATTTGTAGTTGCATTTTTACAAAACAACATGGTTGAAGTGCCCTCTTTGTACCAAATCCGTTTTCGTTGATTTGGATCACCAGACCCAGGATTCTTTTTCCTGGGCTGGTGTACGTGGTTAGCGGTTTGCATTGCGGAATTTCTTCATGACGTCCATACTTTCCTGTTTCATGTATGACCAGGTAGCAAGAACGAGAGTTATTCTGTCTGCAACATACTCACACGATTCAGCAAACTTTACAATTGCTTCTACACTGGTATTTGTAACAGGCATTGTAAATGTTGCTTGTATGGCATACGGCCATTCTTTCTTAGAGTGTATGTTTCTGTTTTCTGCCAGACACACGCTATCCAAGAATGGACATAACTTTTTGGCATCTGCAAGAGTTCTATCCGTAAAATATGGATAGGCTACAGGCCAATTTACTTTTGTGAGATTGTGAGTTGTAAGTTGTACCTTACAATCAACGATTGCCACATTAGTGAGGTTTTTTACTACATGATGTACCATGTTTACACCGGATTGTTCTTCCATTTTGATAATGTTTTTTAATTTAAACCGTAGACCATTTAACTCTGCTACGGTATCAGAGCTTTAGAGATAGGAATCACCACACAAAGAGCCATGTTAAGGTTACAACGGTGATACATACAACGACTATTTTAATGGCTGCGTTTTCTATACACGCTGACCATTTTTCTACATCAAAGTCCATTTTCAAGTTCGTTGATTCTGTACTTTGACGTTTTGATGTCGCTCCAAATCTGGGAATCATCTGGTGAGATACCATATTCTTTTATGATATACTCATAGTTTCCTACTAGAATTGGGTATTCCTCTGACAACTCCTGCAATGTTTCTTTACGAATTTCATCACACTTGATTTTGTTGTCCATGAAGCCTATTATTATGGCTTCAACCATTACTGCTACAAATAGCACCGATACACCGATCTTTTTCATTTGTGATAAACGATGGTTAAAATTATGAAACTAATTGTTAGAACCCATGTTAATGCTGCATAAGTATATGCTAATGCTGCACACATATGATTTCTTTTTGGGTATTTTTCAACCCATTTCGTGAGTACGCATGCGTATATCACGAACATTAAATCAACTACTATGAGAATTACGCTATTCATATATAATATATATTTAGATATTGATTATCGAATATTATCTAACAAAAAACAGACCTATTCTCACGAACCAGTCTGCTAAATCGTAACGTTGGGAATTGCTTGTATGTAAAACCAAATAAAAGTACTAATTAAAAACAAGCCTACCCTCACGGGCAAGCCTGTTTAGAGTCATGAGCATTTATTAAATAAATTTATTTTTAGGATTACGCTTAATCCCGACACGTACGTGTTTCGTCTTAATTTTCAAAGACTCATCAGGGGATTTTTAAAAATGCTTGTCTAATTCCAAGCTGCCAATCACTCTTTATAGCTGTGATTATTCTATTTTCGTCTATACTATTCATCATCTTTTACTTTATGAAATCCATCAAAAGCATCGATTTTGAAAAGTATTTCAAAGTTCGGGCTAAGTCTCTTTCCATCAATAGCAGAATAAACTTCTTTTTGTTGCTCTATAACAACTGTAAGAAGTTCTTCTTTTGCATATTTTTTGTAAAGTTTCTTAGCTTCAGAAATCGCTTGAGATTTAGACAAATAAATGCCATAATTCTCATACATGAAAGGTGGATAATCCCACCTTTCAAGTGCGTATCTTACGATAAATATTGGTACTTTCATAACTATTTATTTAGGTAGCCAACATTGTCCGTAAATACTCCAGACGTAATTATCTTCCATATTTGAAGATAAATCTAATGATTCGCCGAACAAATCATCATCATTGTCACGAGTTCTAGCCTTGCTAAATTCCTCGTACTGTTCTTTTGTCATTCCCATTGCTGTATTTATTTTAGGAATTGATGTGGATTTTACAGATTCCACTTACTGCGTTTTTATACTAGTTTCTTCTCTAGGTTTTGTGTTTTACACCTAAAACTCACATTGGACTATAAAATAAGAAATTGCCGATAACTAGTGGCATGATATTACTTGTGAGTTATCTCGAGTTAGCGTGTGTTACTGTCTCGAGTTCTCTACAAAACCCTTAATAAGGGGAATTTCTTATAATATACATAAAGTAAGAAAAACTACGGCGTCCTCAACATCTTGGAAATACTGAAACTAAGGAAGGTTTGATTACTTTTAAGTGTTATACATAACACTCATCCTGCTGTTGTTACAAACAGCGACCTGATTAATGCTCTTAGCCAATATCTTTTATATTGAGTTTTTTTAAATTTGCTCGTCTTTCCAAGCTGCCAACACTTAGACACTCCTAGTGATTAACCAAGTTTAGTTTTAACTCCTATGTCATAGAGCCTCTCTTTGTTTAATAGCCTGTGAGAGTCAGACCTCTGTCTTTCCAGAGTGTCAATTTTACGATACCAATGTCAAATACTTTGATAAGACTATTAGTTTCAGCATAAGCTTACTTATCTCCTAAACCACGTAACGGTTGTCTTTATCTTAGGAGTTACCTGTCTATTCCAGGTTGTCAACACGTTTGACTTATTTTAAATCACGTTGTGTGTTGTGATTGGCTCTAAGATTCGGCTACACTCTCACTTATTTATACACGAGAGAGTCGTGTACCTGTCTTTTCAGGCTGCCAATCTTCTGTATCACAGACACAGGTGTTATCCTGTGTTTCGTCCAGTCTCATCAGTGTGAATTTTAACGTCTCCTGGATGACGTCCCTTAAAAAGAGAAACCCTGTAGTCTAGATGCAAGTGATGAGCTCACCTACAGGGCTTTTTCTGCATTCAACTGTTATCAACAGTCTCATTTTTAGTTATGTTTGGATCATAACTCCTATATTTCCAAAACACCATGGGCCTGACGGTGAATATAGGTTCGTTACAGATGCAGATCTATAACTACCACTGCCTCCTTTACTCTGTGGTCTGCGGTTAGACTTTTTATTCACTTATAATTGCTTTACGTAATTGATAAGTAAATTTATTACACATGTTGTTTGATTACAACATTGTGCCGGTTCTATCCTTTCCTTTAGAAGTCTAACTTAACTAGATACTTTTGAACCGTATATTTGTAGTCAATAGCTATCCGCCGCATTTTATATGTGGTGTTGGAACCGCCATTAGCTACAAAAATTTCTATTTAACATAACGACGCTATTTTACTATGTTGCTATAGTCTGCCCCAGCCAGTCGCGCGTCGGCGTTAGCCGACCGCGTCTTGGCGATAGTTTGAAGATAGTTTGAAGATAGGCTGAAGCGTTTATCTCGCATATATCCTGCCCCTGCATGTGGAACCTCGGAAGCGTTTATCTCGCATTCTTAAAAAACAAAAAATACTCAGGCGCGTTAGCGCTTGAGTATTTTGTTGTTTAGAACGGAGCGTTTTCTCCTTCAGCCACTGGTGCTGGAGCAACTGGTGCTGCTGTAGGTGCTGCTGTAGGTGCACTTACGGTAGCAACTGGTGCTGGAGCATTGGCAGGTTTCGCCCAATAGGTCTCCTCGATACGTCGACCTTGCTTCTCTACATCGAAGCCGTCGATGTACTGAGGCACAGGCAAGCCTGTTTCTTCGTCAGCGATGAAGCGAGCGAGGATGGTGAATACGCGGCAGCAATCGCGGATAACTGTCTGTTGTCCACGGTGCTTGGTGTTGAACTTGCGAATCTCGTCAGGGTTTGCAGGGTTGGTTGCGTAGCAATCCCCCTTCTTGAACTTGTAAGTCCGAATCGCAGCGTGTTCTGGGCATAGAATCGGTGCGACTGTCGAAGCGTACTGTGGGTCTGCTTGCAGACTAGCAAGGTCTACCTTGCACTCTTCGGTGGAGAAGTCAAGTTTGCCTTGTGGGTCCTTGGCACCATACTTCATAATGATGTCAAGGACACCCGCCATAGACGTGTTGTCTTCGAACCACGTTGCCTGCGCCGTTTCGCCTGGTACGGCGACATTACGTTCTACAACGTTCACTCTAATCTTTTTGGCACCGTTGTTGGAATTCACATCGTCTACCTGAGATAGGGTGATTGCTTGTGGAACGAACTTGTCGTACTCGCGCATCTTGTTGCGGACCATTGCGTCGTAAGTCGCAGGGTCTACGTAAGACTGGTTGGCACTTGGCTGATTCATCATCTGCTGATTCATCATCTGCTGAAGCATTGCTTGCATCATCATTGGATTCATCATACCGTTGTTCATCATGTTCATTGCATCGTTTGTCATAGTTGTGTGATATTAAATTGTGAATAATGTGGATTGTCAATATCAACTCGATGAGATTTATAGTCTCACCGTGACGGTAAACAAGCGCTATATATTAAATACACAGCATGTGCTTGCTTACACCTAAACTCGAGGTTAATCGGGTAAAGGTCCTTCTTTGCTTGTTAATTAAGCCGAAGGCGTCGGTCCGCAGGACCGGGTGTGTATGAAAGCGTTAAAAGTCAAAGCGCAGCCCAAAGAAGGAGCCGGTAGGCGACTGAGATGTGTATGAAGCGATGAGAAATAAGGCGCAGCCAGGGAGGGCGTAGCCGAGGCGCCGGTAGGCGCCGAAGAGAAGGAAGTAACAAACATTACATAAGCAAATTAAGTTTTGCGTAGCATGGAGGGCGTAGCCCAAAGTTTATACTTCGAACAACACAAAAGACTAATACACATGGGACAGACATAGAGACAGAAATGTCTAAGGTAGTAGGCAACAATACACAACAGATAGACTCACATCATAACAACACATGACACATAGATTAGACATAACAAAAACAAATACACAACATCTCGACTACTGTCTTTCAGAGGCACAAGACTTCAGACTTAACGGTTACTTGTTAGGCGTAGCCAAAAAAGATATTCACAATATAACACCACGGGGGGTGTTTTTCGAGGCTATCTACGGTGGGGTCATAGTATCAGGAGTTTCACGTTTCCACACACTTTTCACACATTTAAAAAAAATAAAAAAAAAATAAAAAAAGCTGAACAATCTTTCGATCATCCAGCTTTCTTCAAAAATCTATTATTTTATTTCTTCATATGGAACATATTCGTCCATTATGGTTTCCTTAGGGGGCTCTTGTGATTCAATAGAATCTTTGAGCTTTTCTACTTCTTTATTTATCTCATCTAAAGTCTGTTTGTCTTTCTCTGACACGTCTGTATTTGCTTTATCTATAGCATCTGTTAGAACTGTCATACGTTTGATGAGATCTTCTTTAGATATGTTGTTGTACAAGTAGTATAGGTAACTCTGAGCATTGTTTAAGTATACTTTGTATACTTCATTATGCGGGTTATCTGCTACATCTTTAGTTAATTTATCTACCAATGCTTCAACCTCATCAATGGTCTTTTTTGGTAGATTACCTTTATCGTCGACCTTATTGATTAAGTTGCCGTCGATATCGTATATATTTGCGTGTTTATTTATCTGTGCCATTATATTCGTTATCTTTTCTTAATTTAGCATATGTATCCCAGCTTTTTTCACATTTAGCTGTTAGATCTAATGCCTTTATATAATCCGGATCTTTTAAGAAACTTTTCAGCGTGGTAGACGTACCTTGTACATTCTCTTTGGTATTCGTCTCCTCTTTCATCTAATATAGTGTGTGTATATGTTTGATTATTAAGCCAATTTTCGTAGTGTTTAAAGGCCTGTTTCCTCTCTCTTTTGGGGCTATATTGGTGTATACACTATAACATTTTATAGGCATCTACAGAACCACAGGCTCGTAACATGGATATATCGTCTATAAAGCTTTGTGCTCCAGCTTCCCCATCAGATTTTTTTAATAACTCATATTCTTGTACAGATTGTATAAAGTATGGGTTATTTTGATCATATACTGGTTCACACCCTACAATGTATGCTGCGTTTTTTGGGGCCCCGTGTATAAAGAAATACTTGCAATTGTCAGTTACGGGGGTATCTGTACACTTTAGGCTTAAGAAATCAGCGTAATATAGTATATAATTCAGTTCAATATTATTCATTTCTTACACATGGTATTAAAGATACACTTAGTTACATACCCACAAAGGTAGGCGAAAGGCTCTTGTAGAGTATATTTCACCGGGATATCTGATTCAATATACTGATATGTGTCACAACACACATGTATTGCTTCATGTGCAGCAACATCTACCAATAAAGACAAACTTGTAGACTTATCTTTTGTTATATTACACTTTACTAGTATACAATATTTCTTAGTCTTTTTATTAAAACAAGCGGTTGTTGTAGCATCTCCCTTAAGTATACTGTCATCTAGTTCTGTTTTATCAGAGTATTGTAATAACTTTTGTAAGTCTACTAATTTTATAGAGTTACTAGCTACTATAAAATTTATAGGGTATATTGTATTATATGTATCTATACTTCCTTTACTCTTCATATGCTGTATAATATTATTATATCTATATATATCTATATTTCTTTGTTACTTTCTTTATACAACATACTAACGTTGTATAAGCTTTATTTGGTTGCATTTGGAAAAATTATATAATTGCTGCAACCAATTGAGTATATACTTGCGTTATATGTGTGATTTTAAACGAAATTACAATGAATGCAAAAGTATTAAACGTTATTGAACCGATGTTCTCGTTGTTACCTGGCGATACTTTAGAGTTAACTGACGATGGAACATCTTATGTGGCAGAAATATCAGATTCTGATTTTAATGAGCGTGAAGTTGTGTCAGCAACATTAAAGATTTCGGCAAACTACGCGCAAGAGTTGGTTAAAGCTGGTTATTTGCAAGTACCAACCGATGAAAATAAGGGATTCATCAACGTATTTGACGAAATTGATTCGCTACTTACTAAGTACAACGAAGATTTGTCTAACGTTGGTTCTGAGGATATGCCAGAGTGCATGCGAGTTGAGAAAACAACCGTACTCAAGAATATGATTAAACTTTTGGAACATCTTAAATCAGTAAAGAAATAATGGACGAAGAGAAAATTATAGACCAGTCTCAGTTGGCGGAGTCTATTTCTGAGAAGATAAAGATGGAATTTTCAGATTTGTTTCTGGTAAAACCCCTGGCTCCAATTAAAGTCGTAAAAGAATTTAGTAAGTTGCCAAACACAGCACCAACTAAAGATAAGGAAGGTGTAGAAGCAATAGATGTAGACAAGGTAGAGACAGAAACAAAGGAAGTCGATTCAGATTATAGAAAGGGCATTATAATTAAGATACCCTTCTGTTATAAAGCAAACAAAGAAGAGTGGAAAGGAGTTACTCAAGATCTAAAACCAGGCGATACAGTACTGTTTAGAGAGACATCCGGTTTACGATTCGACTTACTTAAAGATAGCAGACTTCTTAGAGTATACGATATTTTAGCAGTTTGTAAGTGATAGACATTTACGAAATAGCAAAAGAAGTAGCTAAACAGTTAAACATAGATTACGATATAGCATTACAAGTGTGCCAACATCCATTTATGTTTACTGTACAGAAGATGAAAGATAATTCAGATTCTAAAAGCATATTATTCAACGAACTATTTAAATTTAAAATAAAATCTAGATTTAAAAATGACAAATCAAGAGACTACAGCCCGTTCAAATAAAACAATTTTCATAAACTCTGGTGAAAAGGCAGTTATATTCGACTATGACAAGAATGAAGCTCACCAACTAAGAACTTGTATGACTTCTATAGATTGGATGTATGTTGCGCCAGACGACTGTGAAGTGCGTGTAAAGGACAAGAAGACAAATAAAACAATTGTATATAAGGCAAATAAAGATGATATTATTATACAGTTCTACAACGAGAGCACAACAAAAAACCTTTGCGCGGTTATAAAGAACAAAGAGTGGCGCGAGAATGTAATAGAAAACAGAATCGCTGCAGAAATAAAAAAGCTTAATGACTGTGAACGCTGTAATGACTGTGAACAGGCATGTATAAGATAAAGTTTTTAAAAATTAACGTTAATTAGATTATAAAATGACAAAGAAAAGTTCGGCTAGCAAGACAGCCAAGAAATCAACAAAGAAAGTTAATCCTGTATATACAGTGGATTTGACAAACGTAAAGAGCGCAAATGACATTTATTTTGCTTTTGTAACAGCAAAAGTTCGTGCTGGTGAACCAATCACCACTAAAGAACTTAACGGATATACCGCATCATATCGTGCAAATGTTCTTGAACCAACCAAGCAACAGGCAGAAGCATTTATTATCCTTGGTTGTTCAATATTGTCCAAGATGCTTAATGACATGTACGAAGAGTGCGAGACAAAAAATACTCCATGGTACAAGAAGGCTTGGAATAAGGTAAAGTCTTTCTTTCATGGAAAATGAAATAAGCGCAATCGCATACAGAAGATGTGATTGAACTTACTTACCATAAAACCTTAACCGGGGGCTTTTGCCCCCAACATTCCCCCGTGGCGTAACGATAGCGCGAAGAGCTCTAACCTCTTGTCAGTCTCGGTTTGAATCCGGGCGGGGGCACTATTTTCATAATACATTCATAATATAAATTAAACATGATTATTAAATTTAAAAGATTGTCAGAAAAGGCTGTACAGCCTTCACGAGCAACAAGCGGTAGTGCTGGTTACGATTTGACTTGTTCTAGAATAACAACAGAACTCAATGAGTGCGGACAGGTTGTTTTAGTATATCATACAGACCTTGCTTTAGAAATCCCTGAGGGTTATGAGGCACAACTTCGTACTAGAAGTTCTATCAGCAAGAAAAGTCTACGTTTATGTACAGGCATGTCTACAATCGATAGTGATTATCGTGGTGAAATTTCCGCTAAGTTTATTGTTACAACAGACGTTGTTCCTTCAATATATAAAGAAGGTGAGCGTTTTGCACAACTGGTAATTGCGAAGGTAGAATCACCGGAGTTCCAGGAGGCAGATGAACTTAGTGAAACAGATAGAGGTACTGGTGGTTTTGGTTCTACTGGTACTGGAGTAATGGATAGCGCGGCTACAGGACTTGATCAGAACGCTCATGATAAAGATACAGAAGAGCAACCTGCAGGAGATGATCAGGCTGCACCAGAGCAAGCGGCTGGGGACACTAGCGCCCCTGAGCAAGCATAATAATAACGTTATAAAAGCTTGGACGATCGGCGTCCGTGGCGGGCAATGATTGTGGGTTTATGGGGATTCCGTTAGCGGGGTTCCCATAAACTGTTTATATATGGTTGTATAATTTAAAACTATATACAATGGTGATAAAAAATAAGTACTTATATTATAAAACATTAGGTGGATTTACTTCTGCTTTATAGAATGGGTACATATCTAGCGACAGTATTGCGTTTATAGAAGACGTATAGCTGATATGGACACACGGCATTTTATATGGGGGAGGTAGTGGGTAGATAGATGACGATTTATCTACCACATCGGAGAACGCAGTACAAAATAAAGTAGTTACTGCAGCTATATCTGCTAAAGCAGATTCTGATGAACTAAAGTACTATTCTACAAAGAATGAGTTTAAATAGTTTGCGGACAGTATTGATGCAAAAGTAAATAAATCAAAAGGTTATTTTAGTTCACAAGCAGCTCTTTTAGAAGCTTTCCCAAGTCCTACTGTGGGCGAATGGGCAATTGTACAGAAAGGGGGACGTGTAGTAGTCTTTGAATGTTTAGAAGACGGTATATGGACTGATACAAATAAAAACTACGACACAACTATAGATCTTTCTGAGTATGTAAAAGCTAAATATCTAGAAGACTATATAAAAAAGAAAGACGCGCAAGAGAAACTTGTTAGCGGAGTAAATATAAAGACAATAAACGGAAGGTCTATTCTTGGTTCTGGAGACATGCTAGTAGCAAACGGATCTAGTAAAGATGGCACCAAACACGTGTTTGTTACACAAGGCGAATATGATTCAATGCCAGAGCACGACATAAATACAATATATTTTGTATACGACGGAACTACTGTCGAAGGCTGGGGTTTTGGCGATAAATTACCAATTATATTAAAATAAAGATATGAACAAATTATCTATTAATCAATACATCAATAAAAAGACCGGAGATAGTATTTCAGCAACAGAGTGGAATGCAGTTTTTTCACAGATCCAAGATAAAATAAACGAGATCATAGACCATTCCGGAACTACCGATAAAAATACTGAACTGTACATTAACGGCGAACTTCATACAGAGAATAAGATTGTATTAGAGAGTGCAAAACAGTATGTTATAAAAGGTGTACTGTATGGTGAGCTTGTTATAAATGCAGAGCTTCTTACAGCCCCAACAGATAACACATATATAACATTTGATGGTGTTACTATTGTCAGTGATACTGATTGTGCTATAATGTACAAAACTCCAGAACAAAATAAGGGCTACAAAGACTTAGTAATAACTCTTACAAAAGACAGCCAGAACTTCATTGTTGCTAATAAGAGTGCAGATAGAGTTGATAATCAGCCAGGAGCGATATATTCTATGAACAATATGGTTGTTCAAGGAGAAGGTTATCTTGCTCTACATAATAAAGGTGGCCACGGTTTACGTGCTACAGAGCTGAAGGTTGCTGGCCCACATATATATGCAGATGTAATTCATGATGCAGTGCACGCTGGAAAATACCTCGAGATTGACAACTGTATTATTTACTGTGAAAATACACACGACGTATTTGGTACAGGAACATCTGGTAAGTTATACGCATTAGATGCAGACATACATGTAGTAAATATAGACGGTATAATGCTTAATTGTGGTACGAATGGTTTCTATACAAATACTGTAAAAGCCAACAATGAACTTACTGTACGGAATGTTACGTTATTGTCGGCAATAGACGAATCTAATTTTGAACAGATCTTTGGCGTAGCTCCAACTCCTACAGTAACTGTATTTGCTACAGAAGAAGACTATAATGCAAATAACGGGCAAGCTGTAGATGTGTCCGCAGACACAATCTCAATTACTTCTCCATATGTAAAAGTATCTGGTTTTTTACAAAAGCCTATTTCGTATAATCCAGCAGTAGCAGTTGACTTAAATGTATACCTTAATGGTGCATATATAAAAACAACTGGCAATGTGCCTAGCATTAATTATATTCCTGCTAATGGTAAAGTAAAGGTTACTGCATCTAAAGACACCGTTAATGCGATATACAATACATTTGCGGAAGAAACAACTCCAGAATTGACTGAAAGTGACGGTATAAAGAGCGAGAACAACATTCGTATTGAAGCAAAGAATGGATCTATATTGTATGTTACATCGGCTATAGGTGATGGTATAGATGGTGGTGAAGTAAAGATTACAGATACAAAGGGAAGTGTAGTAGTTACAAACTGTGGTCTTCGCGGTATAAAAGGAAATGCTATTGTTGTTGGTCCAAATGCAAACATAGTAAAAAGTGTTATAACACCGATAGCAGATGTAACCGACGAAGAGGGTTATTACGTAAACCCAGAGGATCTTGAAAACTATTCAGACATGTTGGGAATCGCCGTATGTAAACACAACTGTAAAAAGGGAGAGAGCGTAGTATCTGCAGGCAATGCAAAAAATACAGGTATTGCTGATATATACTGTAGAAATGGTAAAGCTACTAAGGGCGTATTTGGTACAACAAACACTGAACTGAAAGGCGTGCTTGTTTGTGGTAGTGTTGCCGCAGTTATTGGTATTAACTTTAATAATGCACAGCATATATATTATAATAGAGCGCTTACTGATAATATTACAAAAGACTGTGGTATAACAGAAGCAGAATACATTGCTGTACCATACGAAAAAACTCCTATAACAGCATGATTTACGTACAAAGCAAACCAGTCTTGGCCATATATGCTGGAGATTATGTAATAACCAGAGTGTATGCAAAAGACCAGTTGTTTTGGCCAAGCACATTAGAGATATTTTCTTGTTATTCTAACGGATATTGGATGGACGAATACGGTTGGACAGATGAAACAATGTGGGCAGACAATATCAAAAAATAATAAACATGGAATTATACGATAAAAAAATAAGCGAGTTTGTAGATTGGGTGACAGGAGAAGACACTTCTGATAAAGCCGTTGATAAACAACTTGGTGCCTTTTCTACAAACGGAATTCCTTCATCAGGAAAAGCTATAAGGGAATTATTACAAAGGAAATTAAAAACGCCGTTTGTTGTATACGAAGATAAATCTGCTGGATTGTACAGACTGTTTAGTAGTGAAGAATCAAAGTCAAAGTGGCTTGTATTGATGGATTAGTCTAATAAAGAATACAATCCAGATAAAGCTTCAAAATACGAACTGTTCAACTTCGAGCGTCCTAGTGACACTGCACTTGTTATTGGTAATATTACAAGTGACGCACGTTATATAATTAACGGAGATGCTAATTCAGATGATACAAAACTACAGTTCAGTGTAACTCTTAAGCGTGAAAAAGCAGGTGGTGTAGAAATAGACGTTGACGGATTTACTGTAACATATACTATCAAAGATGCATCTGGTGTAGAAACCGTAATATCAGAAGAGTTTAATGCATCTGATTGTTCTACTGAAGGTAACGAAAATATTATCACAAGAGACATGTATCGTTATTTGAAAGAAGGTACAAACCAGATTACTCTTGCAGTGAAGGCTCGTAATACAGCAGCCAGTAACAAGATGAACATACCGTTCTATTTAGTAAACTTTGAACTTTCTAGTGCATTTGCTTTTGCAGAAGGTAAAGATCCAAACAAAGCAATCTCTGTTCCATTTAGAGTAAAGCGAAGTGTTGCTAAAGGTTTGACACTTACTGTAGAGGCTACAATAGATGGTAATCCGGCATACAAAGTAGATGGAGTATCAAAGGCAGAACACGTAACAAGCTCTACAGAATTAGATTTTACTGGTACGCTAGATATAGCAAACACATATGCAGCAAACGTAACAAGTCAAACTCATATAAAACACTTGTTGAAGTTGCAAGCCACTATGGTTGGTAACAATTAGAAAACGTTTGTGAGCAATGCAATATTCTTTGAGTTTGAGGTAGCATCAAGTACGATCGGTATTGTAAACAAATTTGTAAACATTAAATATTCTGTAGCGCCAAATAAGATAGAATTGTAGAACTCAGGGTTAGTATTAAGAGGTACACAATACGAACCATTCTCACTTGACTGGGGATATTATACAGACCAGACTACAGAACGTTCTATACCAGTAACATGGGCAATCAGAAAGCCGCTCGCCAATGGAGGATATACATACGATACGTTGTCTATAGTAATTGGTAATAAAGGCTCTTAGAGTGAAACATTACGATTCATACCATCTTACCCGATTACTGCAGAAGATAAAAGCTGTCTTGTTGCTAGATATAATGGAGTAGATATTGATTCTTACAATATTATTATAGACCCAAGTACATTGAATGTAGTTGAAACAAGTGACTACAACTTAAAGCTTAGTGCTTACGGTAAATCTAATAACTCCAGCGACAAAGCCAACTGGGTAGATATTGCAAACAACAAACGCGCCACGTTTAGCGAAGGAGTTGTGTTTGATAGCAATAATGGTTGGAAAGATAATAGTCTTGTGTTGTGTGGAGAAGATGCATATGCTACTATAAACTATTGTCCGTTCCCAACAGGATACAATCTTGCAGGAAAAGGAAAGACTTTGGAAATAGAGTTTAAGTCAGAAAAAGTATATGACAACTCAGACATCATTATTAGAATTGGCGGAGCAAACGGTGCTCACATCGATATTACGCCAAACTCTGCTGCATTGTATGTTGGAACAGAGCGTGTAGTATATACCAATTATAAAGCAAATGAGAAAATAAAACTTGCGTTTATATTTAATGTGAGTGGTCTTAATTTGCCAGAAGACGGAATGGTATATATCGTGAACAACGGTATTTTAGAACGTGCCGCATTAATTAAAAATGCAAACAGTTGTATTGACAACAACGGAAATATAAAACTCGGAGGATCTAAGAGTGGTGTTCGTGTATACAGCATGCGAGCTTACGACAAAGCAATCAGTTATAATCAAGAGTTAAATAACTTTATTTACGATAGCGAAAATAAAGCGATCTTGTTAAGTAACAATGATATTTTAGTAGACGGCAAGATTTCATATGAACGTTGTAAAAACAAGATTGATACTATTCTTATAGAAGGAGATTTGTCTAAGATTCTAGACAAAGGTACTGATAAACTTGGGTCAGAAAGTACTGCAGACTTTGAGCGTATTTGTATTAGCGATGCTACAAAATCCTTTAAAGTTAAAAACGGAAAGATTAGAAAGCACGGACAATCTACACTTAACTATCCTATTACGTCATACAAAATATGGACAAATAAATCAAATAGTGCAGATATTAGTCCAGTATTGACTTTATCAGACAACCAAAAGGCTTTGGGGTTAAACAAGAACCGTTATATAATGAAGACTGGAGCGATCCCAGCAAACAAGTTTGTACTACAAGCCAACTACGCGGATTCATCTGGTGTACACAATGGTGGTATAGAACGTCTTATTCAAGATTGTTGGTATAATGCAGAAATAGACGGACAGTTTAGATTAAGAACAGCGCCACAGTTGTTTACAAGTAATAAAACAATTGCTCATAACGACGAAAACATAAATGAAACCGGCTGGGTAGAAGGACAAGGCAAAGACTTTAATGGTAATATAGGAACGTGGAGTACATTCTCAAAAGGCAAAGACTTTCCATATACAATACGTACAGCACCGGATTCATTCCCTTGCGCAGTATTCTATAAAAATACAGCAAACCCAGCAGAAGCAGATACATATACATATCTTGGTCAGTTTGTATTTATGGACGATAAAAAGTCTGATTTCCTCTACGGTGAACGAAGCATATATGCTTTCGGAAACTATGACGATCCATTTGTAATGAAAACAGAGAACACAAAAAATGGACCAAACGGAAAACAAGATACTAAAGAAAATCGCGTGTGGGATAATTCTAATGTTCTAAGAATAGAGGTTGTATTGCTTAATAATGAACTTACTTCGTTCATGGACTATAATGTTCCAGCAACAGGAGTTGTTGAAGAAGACGGTTCTGTGTCTCAAGCAGATGGCAATAAGGTACCTTGTGATACTATAAAATACGATGAAAAAGGTAATCCTGATAAGTTCTATTGGGAAGATTATTTTGAACTTATTTATCCAGATCCAGATGACGTTGAAGAAGATCCTGGTATGACTAAGTTTAGCGAAGGTTCTAAGTTTAGAAAGAAAACACAGCCGTTTTTGGACTTCTTAAAATGGATTACTGATATTGCTAAATTAAACTCTGTTGGTAATAAAATAGGGGATGGATATGTTACGCAAGCCGCGTTAGATGAGTTTAAGAGAACCGCACACGAACACCTTGATTTATATAAGGTAGCTGCATATTATATATTCTGTATGCGTCTTGGTATGGTCGACTCTATTGAGCGTAACAACCAGTTTAAAACATATGACGGACAACACTGGCATTGTGAACCTTGGGACATAGATATCGCTATTGGTAATAAGAACACCGGAGGTAATGCATTCGATCCCCCAATGACACGTGATACCCGTTTACCAGGAGACAGTACTACATGGGCATTCTCTGGTAGAAGTGCTACGACATCTAACGTACTATGGGACTGCTTAGAAGCGTGGGATTATTGGTCTAACACACTTGTTCCGAAGGTAGCTCAAGCTTTATACGAAGCAGGATTCTCATATGACAACATTACAAAGATGTTTGACCAACAGTATGCAGAGAAGTGGTCAGAGTTAATGTATAATGAATCTGGTTACTTTAAATATGTTAAGTCTGGAGGTAAAGACTGGCTTGAGTGGTTACAGGGTGCTCGTACATCACATCGCCACTGGTGGGTATCTTCATCTATGAACTATTATGATGCAAAGTGGTCATGTGGTAGTTTTAATGCACACCGCGTATACTTAGGTGTTGATAAAATTAAACATCCTGCTGGAACAGATCTTGTCACCATTAAACCTTCTGCAGATACCTTCTTCAAGTTTACAAGAGGAGACGGTACCGTATCACTTGGTATAAAAGAAGCGTCTAGAGAAAAACCAGCAGTATTTGATGTATCACAAGAAACGTTCTCTGTAAAAGACCCAACACACATATATGGAGCAACATTTATTGAAGAGCTTGACGTAAGTTGCTTTGCGGATAAAATATCAGCATTAGATGTTACAGCAGCATATGATGAAACGTTGGGAGCACCAATCAAAGTATTAGATGTTGGTACTAAGTTTATTGAAGAATCTGAAACAGTACGTAAAGGTACAGTATCTGGCACACAATTACGTCTTACTGATGTAAACGCCAATACTGGAAATGCAGCGTTAGAGAACCTTAAAGAACTTAATGTTCGTGGACAGTATGCAATGCTTACGGCAGATGCTATACTTAGTGCTTCAGATAGAAAGAACGTATCTATATTGAAAGCAATGGGTACTGGTATTACAGCGTTTGAAAGTGCAGCATCAGGTAATAAATTCGACTTACTTGAGCTTCCTGGTATTACTACCACCAATAAGACAAATAAAGCAATGAATAGCTTTAAGGCTACTAATACAAGCTGGACTAATCTACAATTTTGGGATGCAAATATAAACTTTGGACAGTCCGAAGATGCTACCAATAGTGCAACGTTTACATTATCTACTGTGCCAAGTACAATATCTACAGTAGAGTTCTATGGAAGTACTGCACAGAATGATTGTTCTAAGCAGTTTGTCTTGGATTGGATAAGCTCAATAGAAGCGACATTACCTGCAGAGCATACAGAACAAGATCTATATAACGCTTTATCAAGTAAACAATTTATAGCTGAGAATATAAATTGGTCTGGCCAAATATTCTATAACGATCTTGCCAGAATTGCACATATGAACTATGGAAACAACCAGGCAGGAGATAACAATAGAAGCTATTTGCGTGGTTACGTATTGTTAGCAGATCCAACGCCATTATCAGCCGCACAGCTTGCAAACCTAAGAAACTGGTTTGGAGATTCTGTATTTGATAAATCTGCAATAACCAGCGGACTTGTAGTTGACCAAAATACTAACTACGTACAGATAATGGTAGGTGGTGTAGAAGTTGCAGACAACGGTGACCTTATATTAAATGAACCAAACGCTGTTCCAAATGCAACGGGTGTTGCTACATTGGTAGCTACCAAGTTTATCCTTGGAGACGATACTACAGAGTACGAGTGGAGTTTAGAGTCTAATGCCCCATATAATAATAACTTTGTAGAATTAAAGACCGATTCTGAAGATGGCGTTGTACGTCTTATTGCAAAACAAGGTACTTTTGGAGATTATTTTGTCAATGTTAAAGCGCAGTACACAACACCAGCTGGAAAGCTTATGTCCAATACAGTTCGAATTAATATTCATGGTGTAACATACCCAGAGTCATTCTCTATGAACATGGCAGGAAATGCTACTTATATTAGACAGTTTGTTGCATCAGAAGATGTACTTGCTTCTGTATTCGGTGCAGATAATATTAAATATAACAACGAACTTATTCCTGCGTATGTGATTACTACTAAAACACCAGCAGAATTCTATATTGAGCCAAGCAGTACCGATTATACGGCAACTATAAACAAAATAGAGTATAGCTATTACAACTATAGCGACAAGACTGTTTCTAGTGGATTTTTAACTAGAGAAGAACTTGGCGCAGGAGATAGTCAAATCAATACGATAGGTCCTTCTGGTGATGATCCGTTGGCATATACAAAAGACGCTTCCCACGGAGGAATGAATCTACAGGCTATTACTATTACACCAAATCCTACTACATATAGATTTATCGCTAGAACTTCTATTGGAGGTAAAGATTTAATATTCAATTATGTAAACCTTATTGTATGGGATGATGCAACACCCATCTTGTCAAAGAATGCCGCTAATCAGTTATTTAATGCTATAAGTAATAAGTACGCCACAGACTTTAATTTGGAATCAGCTTACTTTGATTTCTACAAAACGCACCTGATCTCATTGGCTGGCGAATTAAGTTTTGTTGGATATGAAGACATGAGTAGCCTTGGTACGAACAAAGGAGATAGTATATTTAAGTATACACCAAACTTAACTTCTGTTATACTTGATGGATGTATAATGAACTTTATGCACGACGATGGTGTAAGTGTTGGAGAAGCTCTTGACTTTTCGGTAATGACTAAACTGAACACACTTTCTATGAATGGTTGTATAAATACAGTGGGAACATTATCTATTACAAACACAAACATTTCTAATATAGACTTAAGAGGTACTAATATAGGAATAGATTTACCAGAACGTAGTAAAATAGCTAATCTACAACTCGGAAGTCCTGTTGCTATAAAATTAAATAATCCACTTAAACTTGATACAGTTACAATAGAAAGTTCTGAAAACATTGATGAGTTAAGTCTTACACAAGTAGACATTACAAGCAATCATGGATTTAACTTATTTGATACATTAATAACAACGGTATGAAAAAACTAAAAATAGTACAAAACAACGTACAAGAAAAGACAAAAGATTCTGTAGTAGAAAAACTTTACGCTTTGACAAAGAGTGACGATACGACTCCGGCTATTGCAGAATCTGCCGAGTTGGAGGGTAATGTTAGAGTTAATGCTGCGTATGAAGATTCTGTTACTTATCTGAGAAATAAATTTCCAAATCTTACCATCGATGTTACAGATAATAACTATTATATTCGTTTTGCTGATAAAGAGGTAGAACGAGTGTTATTAGAAAACGGTGTAGGAAATGGAGTAGGTATTACAAAAACAGACGCTAGAAGGACAAATGTAAACCAATGGTTTCGCGAAAACAAGACAATAACTTCATTTGACGAGTTTGAATGGTTTGATAATGAAACTATAAGCAATGACGCGTTTCGTGGCTGTGAACATCTAAGAAGTATATATCTTACAAACACCAAAATAATAGGACATAGAGCGTTTTGGTGGTGTCCTAATTTGTCTGGCACACTATCTTTACCAAACCTTACATCTAACTTAGGTGAGGCTGCGTTTCGTGAAACCGGTATATAGAAAATAGAAAACCTAAACGGAACAAACTTAACAAACTGGGGAACATTTTTCAAATGTCATAACCTTACGGAGGCTAACCTTGGAGATACAATATCTATAATAGGATCCAATACATTTTTTGAATGCAGTAGCTTAGTTACTGTAAACCTTCCAGAAACAATCATAAAAATTGGAGATTACGCATTTAAATCGACTAAAATAAATAATGATATAAATTTACCAAATTTAGTTAGTTTAGGAGCTGGTGCATTTGAAAACACCCTCGTTAAAAACGTTGTAAATATTGGCACAATAACAGAGTACAACAATTGTTTTGGAAATACTCCAATTACAAAGCTAACTCTCCCAGAAACAGTTACTAGAATAGAAAGAATAGATAATTCGCAGTTAACGCAACTTAATTTCGTACCAGAGAACATTACATATTTGGGCCACGTTGCAATAAAAGCCCCTGCAGCAAAATTAGACGTATTAAATTTTTGCAACGTTACTACAGCTGTACAAAAACTGTTTAATATTACAGTAAACCAATGTTATATGCCGAAAATAACAAAAGGCGTAGAAAGCGGTTATTATAGTAACAATGCATATCACACTCCGTTTTTTTCGCTAGACAGAATTAAAAATTCATTTACGTGTGGATTATTATATTTAAAAGACATGTAGATATTATATCCTGCTACATTTACAAACAGTAAAATTACAAACTTAGTAATAAATAACGAAACTCCACCAGAGTGGAGGAATACGAATAATATATCAGATGATCAGGCGAACGATGGACAAAAGAAAAGTCTGGTATTTATTTGGAGTGATGTATCAAACATATATGTTCCGGACGCTGCGGTAATTACATATCAACAAGATGAAAATTGGTAGTCTGTTGCAGATAAGATCAAACCGTTGAGCGAATTACCAAGCGTAAATACCAAAACAGAGTATGATCAACTGAGTGATGTTAATAAGCTGAATACAATTATTAAAGAATACATGTAATGAAAACGTTAAAAATTACACAATCCGCGACGGTTAGAAGATAAAATTTACGCCGGTTCAGATGGAATTTTTAACATTTTTAAATAAAACGTATAAAAAATACGGCATCTTGTGCAACCAAGGTGTCGTATTTTTCGTTATTTTGGTGAGGCGCGTTTAATGCGCCAATGGCTAAATTAGCCAAAAATACGTTAAACTAAAACTAAATTAATCATTATGGAAAGTTCAAAAATTATGATGTTCCCTGAAATGGGAAATGCGAATTCTATCGATCCAAACCTCTTATTGGCTATGAACAATAACGGTGGATTTGGTAACGGTGGATGGATATGGATATTGTTCTTATGGCTTATTTGGGGCTATAACGGTAATGGTTGGGGTAACAACAACGGTACCGAATATCTGTCTAATCAGATAAACAATAACTCTGGTAGAGAGCTTCTTATGAATGCAATCCAAGGAAACAAAGATGCTATAGGAAGTCTTTCTAATATGCTTAACGCAAGTATATCTTCTGTACAAAATAGTGTCAATGCAATCAATACAGCGATAAACCAGGTAGGTTCTCAGATTGGTATGAGTGGATTGCAAATTCAAAACGCCATTCAAAGTGGCAATGCATCTCTGTCTAGTCAGATTTGTCAGTGCTGTTGCGAAAATCGTTTAGCGATTGCCAATCAGACGAATACGCTTCAATCACAAATGGCGGCTATTCAGTCAGCAAACCAGCTGTCAACCTGTCAGCAAACAAATGCTCTATCAACTCAGTCGGAGCGAAACACTCGTGATATCACGGAAGCAATTGCAGCGCAAAGCGTTATGATAAATCAGCATTTCTGCGATCTTGAAAAACGTGAAATGCAGAATAAGATTGATTCTCTTGCTGCAGATAATGCTCTGCTTCGTTCTAACCAGAACAACATTGAGCAGACTGTATATCTTAACGAGAAATTCACAGACATATAGAATCAGTTAACATCAATTAAAGCTTCTCAGCCAAATACAATTCCTGTACAGTGGCCAAACATTCAGGCAGTAAATACTACTCCATCTTTGTATGGTTACAACGCTGTATACGGATATAATAATGTAGCTGGAAACAGCTTTTGGAATTAATAAGAAAGGAGGTACTTATGTATGGAAGTACTATTTACCCTTTCAATTTCTGTAATAGAAATGGAATTCCTATGATAGAAACTTCTCAAGTAACCGTAACTGCACAAGATGTAGTATATACTATACCTAATAAAGCGTTTAGATCTTTAAACGATAAGGGTTTAGTACTGCTTAGAATAAAGCAGGCCGTACCTTCTGGTACAACTGCTACACTTCCAGTAGCGTTATCTTCTAACTCGGTGTTACAACCAGTTACTAGAATAGGCGGTGCAGATGCAACAGTAGAACAGGTTTCTCCAGTAGGTATATATTTAGCCTACTACGATAAATCTGGTAGTACAATGCAGGTTATTGAGTAATATAAGTATTATAATTATGATGGTGATTTATATGAAAAACATTGCTTATGAAAAAGCCTTTGATCTCATAGACGAGCTCAAAGAAATGTGTCACGAAAAGAAACGCGTTATCTACGACTTAGAGAAAACTATACGCCAATGCCTGGAATACGGTAAAGAAGACGAGTATAGTGATCTTGAAGATTATGATAACGATTTAGACGACGATTTATATGATGACGATGATAATGTAAACTCTTCTGAACGAATAAATGAAGGCGGAAGACGACATTCTCAGAAACGAGATATGAGATACTATGAGGAGAATGAAGAACCTCGTAGACGATCTAATATGCCTCGTAAACGTAGAGTAGGTAGATTTGTTTAACTAAGGTGTTTGGAGCGTGAGGGAATTACCCTCACGTTTCTACACTGATAAAACATTAAATTATGTTTTCAGGGCTAAGACAGGGCGCAGTCATATATGTGCTTGATAAAAGCGAAAAGATAAAAGTAAATTAGGGGTTTGTAGAGAGTGTCTCTGCACCGCATCAAATGTATAAAACATTTAACCCCGCTGTAAGTTTTGGTACAAACATGCAGACTGTTGTAGATATCTCTGTAAAAATTGGAGATGAAAAACAAGAGTTCGTGGGTGTACCAAGCAACAGCACAGTACATTCTTATGGAGATTATGTCATAACAGAGTCTAAAGAAGGAATGATACAAGAAGTAGATGCTATATTGTAGAATAGTACAAATATAGTAAATAGTATAGATAAACACAAAGAAATAATAAACTCTTGCGAACGTATACTAAAAGATTTAAATCCTGTGTACGCTCGAGAACAAGAAAGAGATGAAGTTATAGGCAGTCTTACTAAGAAAGTAAATAGTATAGAAGGCGTGCTTACTAGACTTGAATCCATGCTAACAAAACAAGGTATAAATGACAACAACAAGGAGCTTTAAAAAATACTATAGCTTGTATGGTCCACATTTTACCAAAAGTCTTTGTGATTATGCGGTAAATATGATGGAGAATGAAAGCGGAAAAATAACCCCGTTTACTAAACAAGAAATAGAATAGATGCTCAAGAATACAAATATAAAACTTGAGTATAATAAGTTATGTGATTACATTTATGTGGCGAATATGTGTAAAGCTGATTTCTTAGGTACAGCAGTACCAAACGATGAGCAACACTTATGTATGTATATTAAGAATGTAATAGACGATCCAGATGGATATGACGGACAAGTTTTTTATCGCTGGTTGTCTGATATGGAACATACTGATACGCCAATAGATTGGTCAGAATTTATTTAATATTATGTTTGACATACAAGGAGATAAAATAAAGTTGAGTACAGAAGACTTGGCTATACCTCCTTTCAAAGATCATATAAATGCTGCAAAGGATACTTCTACAGCATTAAAAGAAATAGAATACGTGATTTGGCTACATAAGTGGAATACCCCGTATGAAGCTTACCCCATCGAAGAACGGCCACGAGTTGTAGCCAAGGACGTATTTAATGACGAACATTATATCCCCTCGGAAGCCGTTAAAAACTTAGAAAAGCGGTTTGTAGAGTTTTAGGAAACTCCTGGCACAAGATTGTTGTCTGCATCACAAACTGCAGCAGAGGGTCTTATAGCAGCATTAAATGATTATTCTGCGGGTAACATGGATATAGATACTGCTATAAAGGTTACTAGGATATTGAAAGACGTAGGAAATATAGTAAAGTCTCTTGATATAGCCATGAAACAAGCTAAAGCAGAACAGCTTGAATCTGGACGTATTAAAGGTGGAGGAATTATTGGTTTATATGAATAATGGCTACAGTAGATAATTTTATACCAATTTTGTTTAGGTGGGAAGCTAGTACTACCGTAAAAAAAGGAGAGCCGTTAGAAAATGCTTATCTGCGAGCAAAGAAGATAGGCTTTTCAAACGATCCACATGATTCTGGAGGAGCTACAATGGTTGGAGTGACTATTGGCACCTACAGAACTTATTGTAAATATAAAGGCAGACGAACTCCGTCTGTTACAGATTTAAAAAACCTACCATATAAAGAATGGCGAGATATTGTTCATACTATGTATTGGTCTAAATGGAAAGCAGATTTAATACAAGATTAGCATGTAGCTAACATGTTGGTTGATTGGGTATGGACATCTGGTCAAGGAATAGGTATTAAAAGAGTACAAAAACTACTCGGTCTTACTGCAGATGGTATTGTTGGACCAAAAACAATACAAGCAGTAAATAAACAAGAACCTAAACAGTTATTAGATAAAGTATATTAGGCTAGAAAAACACACTTTGAATCTATAGTGAAGGCTAAGCCAACACAAAAGAAATGGCTCAATGGGTGGATGAATAGAATAAACTATATATATAATATGTAATATGGTAGACTTTAATAAAAAGATTTATAACACCGACAAATTTAGACAAAGTGCAATATTCTTTCAAGAGCACGGGTGTTATACATTAGCTCCCAGAGGTACTACTGATTATATTAAATTTTGGGAGCAAGAAACAAATAGATGTTTAAACGGCTATGTTGCTCCAGATGGAGATACTATAACCGGTTATCACTATTTTTATTTAAATTATAGTCCTATCATGAAATTGGACCAGGTTGAATATACAGACAAGTTTGGTAATAAACGAACTAGGAGAGAGCGTATATTAGGCTTTCCTAGATTTTGGGACTATGATTACTATTATTTTAACGCCATAGAAGAAGCAGAGTTGCAAGGAAAACACATGGCCACACTTAAGTGTAGACAGCGTGGATATAGTTTTAAAGGTGCATCTATGCTTGTAAGGAACTACGAACTTATAAAAGGTTCTAAAAACTTTGCAGTGGCGTCAGAACAAAAGTTTTTAGTTGGAGATGGTCTTTTGACAAAGGCGTGGTAGATCATGGATTTCGTTGATAAACATACAGCATGGTCTAAACAAAGATTAACAAGTACTCGTATGGAACGAGTATCTGGTTATAAAGTTACTGATGAATTTGGTAAACAGACTGAGCAAGGATATCAATCTAGCATAACAGGAATAACGTTGAAAAACGACCCAGAACGTTTACGTGGTACTCGTGGAAAGCTAGTGTTGTTCGAGGAGGGTGGTAAATTCCCAAACCTAGAAACAGCATGGCGAGTAGAACAACCAGCCGTAGAAACAGACGATGGAGAGGCTTTCGGTCTTATGTGTCTTTTTGGTACTGGTGGTACAGAAGGCGGTTCGTTCGATGGATTGAAAAACATATTTTATAATCCAGAAGCATTCAACGTCCTTTCGTTTGATAACATTTGGGATGACGGAAGAGACAATACTAAATGTGGATTCTTTGTACCTTCGTGGAGCAACATGGAAGGAAACGATGAGAACGGAAATCCAAAGTACATGGATAAAGACGGAAATAGTCTAAAAGAACTGGCTATGGAAGAACTCATCAAACAACGAAACATAGTAAAAGATGGAGGAGCTTCACAATCATCTATAGATAGATTTATATCAGAACGTCCGTTAAAACCACAAGAGGCCGTACTTGAATTAGGAAAAAACATATTTCCAAGAAAACTTTTGATGGACCAACTTACTAAAATAAGAACCAACAAAAAGATTTAGAGTATGAAACATATTGTAGATCTTAGTTGGGATGGAAATGGTGGAGTAAAAGCAACAGAGAAAAAGTCTGGGGATATAACAACATATCACCTAAAGAAAGATGATAAACCAGAAGGATCTATTGTTATATGGGAATACCCAATAAACGATCCTCCTTTTGGATTATATATAGGTGGGTGTGACCCTTACGACCACGACGAGTCTTTTACAAACTCGTTAGGGTCAACGTTTATATTTAAACGTGTTCGAGCAGGAGAAGCTTGGAACGACGTTATAGTAGCAGAATATACAGGACGTCCTGCTACAGCAGAAGAGTATTATGAGAATGTTAGAAAACTATTGATATTCTATAATGCTCGATTGTTGTTTGAGAATGAACGTAAAGGTATATACCCATACTTTACAAATAAACATTGCGATTATTTACTTGCTGATTAGCCGGATAAGGTTATATCAGAAATATTTAAAGACAGTAAGGTCCAACGAAGAAAAGGTTGCCATATGACAAACTCGATACGTGCATATGGAGAAGGCCTTATATTAGAGTGGTTAATGGACGAATATGAAGAAGGCCACCCAAATATAGAGAGAATATACAGCGAGGCTTTACTAGAAGAGCTTATCGAAAACGATGGTGTGCGAAACGTAGACCGTGTAATTGCTCTATGTATGGTAATGCTTTATAGAGAAGAGCTTTACCAAGTTAAAGTCCGAGCTGCAAAAGAAGAGAACAAATAGGTTGAATTATTTTCTATGCCGTTGTTTGGGAAGCAATGGTTTGCTACAGACGCTACAGAAAATGATCAGCCTTTATTTAGCTTTTAATAATGGTTAGAGTAGAAGATAATTTATATAATGCAACATTTCCGCAATAGAAACTCCCACTATCAAAGAAAGACGAACAATGGCAACAGGCCTGTGTAAACTACATCATTGGCGAAGGAAACGTTGTGTCTGGCGGAATGCAAAAAACAGATAATGGAGAACTACAAACATACTATAATTTATACAACAGTATATTTGATGAAAAGGACTTTAAACGCATTACGAATCCGTTTAAGGTAGAAGACGGTTTTCCAGCAACCCCTTAGGATTTTAATATAATAAGACCTAAGGTCGACCTCCTCATTGGAGAAGAAACAAAACGTCCAATGAACTTCAGAGTAGTTCGTACATCACAAGAAGCTACTTCTGAACTTATGGATCAAGAAAAGGAAATGCTCATGCAGTATATGATGGCTTCTATTACTGCCAGATTGGGAGAAGAAGAAAGAGCAGAATTCTAGCAAAAACTAGAAAACGGTGAAATAATGCCACCCGAACAAATTGCAAAATATATGCAACGTGATTATAAGGATGTCATTGAAAACACCGCATATCATACAATAGCATATCTAAGAGAAAAACTGATGCTCGATAATGAATTCATTAAAGGGTGGAAAGACGGACTTATTGCCGGAGTTGAAGTATATTATGTTGGTGTTTAGAACAATGAACCATATATGGAACGTGTAAACCCATTATACTTCTCTTACGACAGAAGCCCGGATTTGGAGTTTATAGAGGATGGGTCTTGGTGCTGCAGAAAAATGCGTCTACCTGTTTCGGAGATATACGATAGATATTACGATAAGCTTGAAGAGAAAGACTTAAATAAGTTAAACGAAATGCTTACCGGTGTTCCTGTTGGTGATATGGCACAACACGGACCGGTTGATGATTTTAATAAGATAACCATGCACATATACGATAATCCAGTGCTCGAACAAAAGAGTAGATACTGTGTAAACGTATGGCATGTTTGTTGGAAGTCTTTTAAGAAAATACAATATGTGACAACCCAAGATGAAAACGGACAACCACAAGTTACTATATGTGACGAATTCTATAAAAAAGTTGGAACAGAGTTATCTATAGAAACCGATTGGATTGTTGAAGTGTGGGAAGGATATCGAGCAGGCTCTGATTTATACTTTGGTATACAACCAATAGAATATCAATCTGTAAGTATAGATAATCCAAACAGCCAAAAGCTTCCATATTGTGGTTGTGTATACAGTAACACTAATAGTAAACCGCGTTCTCTTGTAAGCATCCTTAAACCGTTGCAGTATATGTATATTGTATTGTGGTACAGACTTGAATTGGCCATTGCTAGAGATAAAGGTAAAGTGATAAATATGGATATTACACAGATTCCAAAGTCTATGAATATCTCTCCAGACAGATGGATGCACTACCTTTCTAGTGTGGGCGTAAACTTTATAAATCCATACGACGATGGATGGAATGTACCAGGTAGAGAAGGTGGTAAACCAGCACAATTTAATCAAATTACAGCATTAGACCTTACCATGAGTAATGTAATATCTGAATATATTCAACTCATGGATAAGATAGAACAGCTTGCTGGAACAATCAGCGGTATTACAGAACAACGTATGGGAGCAGTAAGCTCTAATGAGCTTGTTGGTAACGTTGAGCGTTCTGTCGTACAATCTTCACATATTACAGAACCGTTGTTCTGGGTGCACAATCAATGTAAGCGTCACGTATTAAACATGTTGTTAAACACAGCAAAAGGTGCGTGGCAGCAAACAGGTAAGAAAAAACTGCAATACATATTCGATAATGGAGAACGTTCTTATATAGATATACAAGATAAGTTCTACTATGAAGATATGGATGTATTTGTAACAGATACGTCTAAAGATATTGAGAATGTAGAAAAGCTTAGGCAGCTTATTCAGCCAGCTATGCAGAACGGAGCAAGCTTATTGGAGGCAGCAGAAATACTTACCAACGACAACTTCAACATCATTAAGCAGAAACTTAAAGAGATGCAACAGCGTCAAGAACAGTTGCAACAGCAACAGCAACAAACAGAGCAAGAACAGGCTGTACAGCTTCAGCAAATGCAAAACGAACAGAAACAGCAAGAGCTTATGCTTGAAGAAGCTAGAATGGATCTTGATAGATATAAGATTGATCAAGATAATGCAACTAAGATTGCTGTAGCAGAGATTTCTACTTATCGTGGTACTGAAGAAAAAGACATCAACGAAAATGGTGTTCCAGATCCACAAGAGATGTATGAAGCTGCTATAAAACAGAGAGAGATAGATTCTAATGAATTCACAAAGAGAGTTGAAGCTAAGTATAAGAAAGAGATTGAAGACAGAAAGATCGACTTAGAAAAGCAACGTATGAACCATGAGCTGCAGCTCCAAAAGCAGAAAGACGATGCTGCTATGGAGAGAGAAAAGCTTAAGTCTCGTACAGCTCTCAGAAATAAAGTATCTGGAGAAAGATGACATTTGATGAATATTTTTCAAGGGGCGTTCCAAAGGTGAACGCTCCTAATGTATTTAGAACATCTGATGGGCAATATGTAAACGATAAAGATCAACCACTGCGTGTTATAAACAACTCCTTAAGTGATGATCCTACGGTGTGGACATATCAGGATGAACTCGGTAATATTTATACCCCAAAATTGCAGATCCAACAGCCAACTATTCAAAAAATGACAGAAGATGAAGTACAGCGCGCTAGTGATAGAAAGGCTTATAAAGATCAAATGAATGCTTGGGCTGATAGATTTAATACTGCTGGTAATGTATTGATGGATGTTGCTGGTTTTATTCCTGCTGGAGGCGTTACTACAACCCCTATGGAGTTAGCCGGTGGGCTAAAATAGTTTGCAAAATATGCTGTAGAAAAGGCGCCTTCTATTAGAGTTGGCAATTGGTTCTATCGTATACCAAAAGACAAAACCAAGGCGTACAGAACATTGGATCGAATTGAAGTAGATGATATTTTATCTGGAATGCCGTTGCGGTCTAGTAGTGAAAATGAAGCAGCACAATTATATGCTGAAAAAATGAGAAAAAAGAAGTTTACATCACAACGTGGTCGTCGGTTTGGTATTTTTAAGAGCGGTGCAGAACACGGCGGCAGAAAACAATTTTCAAAAGGTCAACCTTGGACAGGAACTACAGTTACTCATGAAAAAAAGGTAGATCGAAGATATTTAAGCTTACCTGGTGATGGATTAAATTGGATTCCTGGAAGACACTATCGTGGTACAATAAAAAACAGCCTTGACTTTAACGACGTTGGATTTGGTGAGCATATTGATTTACCGATGAAGAATGGATATACTAACGTAATTCCTGCAGAAATGCCTGGTTCGTATATATATCAGCCATATAAGTTATTTAATCATCCTTTTGGATATAAACGTATTGATATTCCAAAATATTATAAATCTAATATTATAAAATAAAAAAGTATCTGTAGAAAGATGACAACTAGTGGATTTAATGAACGGTATTAGCGATGGAAAAACGGCGAACAGGTTTATTAGGCTGGAAGAATTAAACCGTTGAATGTATTAAAATATGCACCGTGGAGTTTAGAGCAGTGGAAAGACGATATACAGCAGTATAAAGGAATTAACACTGATGATAAATCGTATGACTACGACAGATTCTTTAAAGAAAACCCGAAGGCAGCTTGGGGAATATTAAACGATAGACCAGATGCTCATTTTACAGATGGATATAAAGGTTCATTTCATCCAAGTGCTAGCAATGGATCTGTTTATAGTGGGAAATATGATCCTGTATTTAATCCCAAGGCAAAACAATTTGGAACGTGGTATGGAGATCATCTATATCGCGCTCCAAAAAATCCAGACGCTTCTTGGGATGATATTATAAACAATGCTGTATATAATGAACCAGGTGGTTTAACAGTAGTAGATTATAATTATAACCTTCCATATCTACGCGATGGATCATTTTTCGGTGGATCGTTGCCGGAAATAACAGTGACTAGAAATAAAAAACTTAGTGTTCCAAAACCACAATGGCGAAATGAAAATTGATATATTAGACCTAGATATATATAAAGACGATGAACAGAAAGTATATTCTGGGCATTCCCACAAAAAGCTAAAGAAGTTTAAAAAATACGCAGATAAAACTGCGAAATAAATAATAAATAGTATTTATACAAATATAGCATAATTATAATTATGGCAAAGAAAAAAGAACAGAATCCAACTGGGTTTGATGAGTTGTATAGTGTATATGGTAACCCCGATGAAACAGAAGAGGTTACTGATATCGACGAACAACTCGAACAGAACATGCCCACGATTGAGGACAAAGTGAACGAAGAAGCGCCAGCTACCAACGAAGGTACTGAGGACAGCAAAAAAAATGATGATGACACCACCGTAGGTTCTACAGACGATAGTGACATCCCAGAGGACGTATTAAATAGAATGAACAATACGTCAACCAACACAGAAGACACTACCGATACAGAGGAACACGAAGATGTTTCAGAAGAAGAGATAACTGAAGCTAATCAGGTTAGTACTCTGTTTGACGCAATCGGCGAGTCTATGGGTTGGAATATGGCGGAAATTGACGACAACGAAAAGCCAGTTACTGTAGACGAACTTACTTATTATCTACAAGAAGTAGTAAAACAAAACTCAATTCCTGACTATGGCGACGATCGAGTTCGTCAGCTTGATGAATACGTTAAGAATGGTGGTAAGTTCGAAGACTTTTATCAAAAATAGCAACAGGCTATTTCTATCGACAACCTCGACATGGATGACGAAGCTAATCAAAAGGCAGTAGTTCGCGAGCTTCTACAGCGTAGCGGCTATACTGAAGATCAGATTAACAATAAAATTAATCGTTATCTTGATGCTGATATGCTTGTAGAGGAGTCTGAAGACGCATTAGAACGCCTTAAACACATTCGTGAAAACGAAATAGAGCAGCAACGTTTACAACAAGAACAGATTGCTAAACAGCAAGAAGAGAACTCTCGTAAGTTCTTTGATGACGTTACGTCAACAATAAACCAGCTTACTAATATTCGTGGTATTCCGATTCCAAAGGAGGATCGTAAATCTCTATTGGACTATATATTCAAAGTAGACCAGAATGGAGAAACACAATATCAGAAAGACTTTAATGAAAATCTTGCTAAAAATCTAATTGAGTCGGCTTACTTTACAATGAAGGCTGATCAATTTGTTTCTAATGCAAAAAAGACTGGTGAAACATCCGCTGCAGAAAAACTTAGAAAAATGTTAAGACATACGACTAAAAATCACAGTTCGTATAATGTCAATGAAAAACAAAAGTCAGTTATAGACCTTGCGTCAGGACTATTTTGACATTCAAAATTAATCAAAATTATATATGAATAACAGTTTACTTAATAATCTCCAGCTTTATCGCGGAAAACGTTTTAGCGACCTGGTAGATGAAAACATGATTTCTAACGCATTGCTTACAAAGCCCCACGAAGTAGCAGGTCTTCTGTCTCTCGTATTTGGTACAAAGGACGACGGTGTTTCTACCGCAATCGATCTTATCACTGGTGGTCTTGGTAAAACAATGATTATTGATAACCGCGAGTATGAATGGTCAGTACAGATTGATGGTGATCACGCTGTAAATATTCGTTGGGCAAAGTGTGATGGCGCTGAAATCACTAGCGCAAACTACTCTACAGTAACTCCAGGTATGAATGGCACACCTATTTATATCGGTTTGGAAGAGCGTTGGTTTGGTCCTGGTGCAATCCTCTCATTCGACGATATTAACTTCCAGGTTCGCATCAATGGTATGCCTTACCAAGATGGTTCTACTTGGGTATATGAGTGCTATGTAGCAGATGGTTTCTCTGGTTCTTATATTCCTGGTGAGTTCCTTCTCCCTGGTCGTCAGGTAAGCCGTATCGGTTCTGCATATGAGGAGTACAGTGATGAGGCAGATATCATCAACTATCAGACTCCATTTAAGATGCGCAATAACCTCATGACAATGCGTCTTACTTACGATATCACTGGTGATGCTTATTCTACAGTACTTGCTATTGCTCTTACTGATCCCGAAACAGGTAAGAAGAGCTACTTGTGGTCAGACTACCAGTATTGGAAGGCTCTCCGTGAGTGGAAAAAGCGTGAAGAGTATCAGCTGCTCTTTGCTAAGTCAAACCGTAACGCTGATGGTACATACAACTTGAAGGGTACTAACGGTCGTCCCGTTGCAATCTCTGCAGGTCTGTTTGAGCAGATTAGCCCAGCAAACGTTCGTTATTACACAACTCTTACAGCTGAGTTGCTCGAGGATTATCTCTTCGACCTGTGTTATAACATTCTTGGTACAAACGAGCGTAAGTTCATGGCACTGACTGGTGAAATGGGTATCCGTGAGTTTGACCGTATCCTGAAGGAGAAAGTTGCTAGCTTCAACCTTATCGATACTACATTTGTTACTGGTTCTGGTCAGAACCTTACACTTGGTGGTCAGTTCACAACCTATAAGATGACAAACGGCATTGAGCTTACACTTAAGCGCTGTGCACTGTTTGACAACATGGAAATGTTCCGTCAGCTTCATCCTCTGACAGGTAAACCACTTATGTCTTATACATTCCTCTTCGTAGACCTCGGTTCACGTGATGGTCAGGCTAACGTTGTAAAGGTTTGTCGTAAGGGTCGTGAGTTTGTTCAGTGGTGCACTGGTGGTTCTGTTTTGCCTACTGGTTATGCAAACAACGTTAACACCATGCGTTCTAACAGCCGTGACGGTTACCAGGTACACTTCCTCGGTGAGGAGGGTATTATGTTGCGCAACCCATTGTCTTGTGGTGTTCTGTATTGTGATGCAGAAGATACCGAGATGAAGAACGACGGTTCAGCAATGATTGGTGCGTAATCTCAATATAAACAATAATGTTCGAGCTGGGGCATTTTGCCCCAGTGTACGACATTACAACATACTAATTAAATAATTATGGTAGTTGAATTAAAAATTAAAAAGAAAAATCCCTGGGCGGGTTTGATTAAATATAAGAGTTGTTTTGATTATATCGCTCCTTATTTTACTCGTTCTGGTTCGATTTATACGGGACTCACCCCAGAAGATGAGAAATATTTTGAAAAAGCTTTGGGTTATGAGGAAGGTCATCTTTCTAAAACAAGCGACTTTTGGACAACATTCTGTGTAAAGATTGGTGCAAAGACTCTTCTTTTAGATGATTCTATTCCTCGTCAAGCAATGATTATTAAATTCCTTAGCGGTCACAAGCGCGTATCAACATCTTTAGATAAGCTTGATGCAGGTAAGGATTATCTGTTGATTAATCGTGAAGCAGAGGCTATTGAAGCTAACAAGCTCAACAAGCTTCGTCGTGATGCAATTAAAGAGTTTGATAAGATGTCTATTGATCAGATGCGCAAGTGTCTTAGAATCTATGGTGTTAAGAGTGATACAATGTCTAATGAACTTGTAGAGTCTACTTTGTTTGGATTCGTAGACAAGAATCCTAAAAAGTTCTTTACTAAGTGGGTCAACAATAAGACCAAAGATACAGAGTATATTCTTGAAGCAGCTATTGCAAAAGGTGTTATTCGTAAAGATAAGACTCATTATTTCTACGGCAGCGACATGTTTGCAGATTCGTTAGAAGATGCTATTGCATATTTGGACTCAAAGAAGAATCAAGACCTTAAGCTTTCAATAATTAACGAAACAAACAATAAGTGATTTAATCACAAAACATATGAGATATGACGCATAAAGACATATATACTAAATTCATGATAGAATATGACAAGGCTAATCTTACTTCGTCATATCCATCGTTAACAGAATATGAGGTTGCTACCGTTCTTGATAAAGCGTATAATGCACTAATTGCACAAAAGATTACAGGAAACAATTATCGTAGATCTACTCTCGAATCTGACATAAAATCTACTGCTGATTTAGAGCCGCTTATTCGTAGAAAGAAGATGACTGCTAAAACGCTGAGAGATTTGAACGTAATGTACGCCGATCAGCCAGAAAACATGCTGTATTATATTGAAGCGTTGCTCTATACTAATGGGATTACTCTAAATAAAGATACTAAGGATGCAAATCAGTCTTACGATCCATATGACGGAATTACACTAAGAACAATGCCAACGCAGCTTGTTACGCACAAAGCGGCTGAAAAGTTTATAGTAAGTTCTTCTAATCTACCATGGGTAAAGAATCCAGTATGCTATTTGGAAAACAACAAAATATTCTTTGTGTATGACCCAATAAATAAACCAGCGTTACGTAATTCAGAAACAGGTTTAAATGAAAACAATCAATCTACTCCTGTTGTAACAGCTTCGCTACAAAACGACGAAGATAATCCATACGTAGATGGCGGTCAATATGGAGACTTTGAGATTGTATATATAAAAACTCCAAATAAGTTTGTAAAAGACCTACAAAATCCACAAACAGGTTGGGTTAGTTATTTTGATTGGTCTACTGCTGAAACTCCCGATGCGTATAAATTTGAGTGCAATGAAACAATGGCAGAAGAGCTTATAAGTCTTGCAGTAATGTTTGCGTTGGAGAATGTAGAGTCTCAAAGACTTGGTACTAAACTTAATATGAGAGGACTTGAAGCATGACACTAGAACAAACACGATTATTAGGTATTGAATTCGAAAGACGAATACAAACCATGATACCAGATAGAGAGCTTGAAAAACTTGATACAGAAACAATATATTCGTTTCTAAATCAGTATCAAGATAAGTATGTCCACGATATATACAGAAATCTTGACAAAATTCCATCTGGTACTAAGCTGTCTGCACATGTTGAGTCTGTACTACAAGCGATGATTAAAACTGAAGATATTTCGATCGATGCTTCTGGTGTAGTAAACAATACAAGTAGTATTACTGATCCAAATGGGGTTACTATATCAAATACAGGTCGTTCTGTAACATATCCTCTTAGCGAGCAGTTCTATATGTATATTAGAAGTGTATCTAAGGTATCAAGTTCCTTTAGCTTTAGATCTGCAAAAACTGGTAATGCTACATCAATTCGCGTATTGCCAAATCAACTTGTATCACAAACAGACGTATGGAAGCTTATTGAAACTCCACATGATAGTTTACGTATAATGAGATATCCTGCTGCAGTATTAAATAAGTACGCTGGAACTAAACCTACTATTACAGTACTTTACGACCAGTATACAAAGCCAGAAGGTATTTCAATAGTATACTATTCAGAGCCAGCACATTTTGATCTTATGTCATCTACTCCATGCGAATTACCAATGGATGTGTTTGAAGATATTGTATCTGGTGCAGTTGATTTGTATGTACAGTATGCAGCTGGTGCAGAAGCAAATAAACGCAGACAAGACGAAGCTGTACGTAAACAGCAGCAACAAGAACAAGCCAACAGAAGAAATAATAACGACGAAGATTAATTATGAGGTGTGTTGATTTAATTGCAGCTTTTGAATTGGAGATAAACAAGATTGATGATACAATTCAAAAACCTGTAACAGACGATTCACTGTATTGGATTAATCAAGCTGTTATGAAGTTTGTAAAAGATAGATTTAACGGAAATGCTCCAAAACGTACATCATACGAGCAAAACGAAAAACGTACTAGAGATCTAATTAAACTCCTTAAGGAAGAAAAGAAAGAGACTCCGGAAGTTATTCCGCATGTAAACTATGATGAATACGAATATGATTATCCAACAGATATGATGTTTGTATTAAACGAAGATGTTGTAATATCCGATATGAACGGCGAACACCAAATGGACACATGTATTTTTGAGTGTACTGCCGATAGTTTTATGTACAGAATTAACAATTCTCTTACAGACTTTCATTATAGATATCATAGAGCTCGTCCGTTAAGAATCAGGACAAACGATGGTTTTCGTCTGTTGACAGATAAAAAGTATAAAATTGATTCTTACACGGTAGGATATTTAAAGGTTCCTACTGAAATAACAAATGAAAATCCTTTAACTGAGTACAACGATTTTGAAGATCATATATGGTTTGAAATCACTAAGATTGCAGCGCAGATGTATATAGAGAATCAATCCGACCCGCGCTATAAAACCATCACAAACGAAGTACTCACACAAGAATAAGTTTAATTTTAACGTGGAAACCCCAGCCAGTTAGGTCTGGCATTTAAGTATAGGGGGAGTAGAAAAAATTATTTAAATATGGTTACATTTGTAAGCAAGGTGTTTGTTAGTAATGGAAATAACAGCGCCCTGGCAACAGCCCCTGCCAGCATTAAAAAGGGCCAGTTCATCGTATACGATGTAGATGCAGCTAAGTACACAATCGACGCAGATACAAAGCGTTTCAAGATTGGTATGGGTAGCGGCAAGTCAGTAAAAGATCACAAAGGTGTTTCACATCCTGAGATTAAGTGGTCTAACATTATCCAGGCTGACGATATTCGTAGTATTAACGTTCTTGCATATAAGGCAGACACAGAGGAAGCTGTAAAGATCGACTTCACAAAGATCAATGCAGCTGTACTTAAGCTTCTCGCTGTAGGTGGAAAGCGTATAATTGTTCGTCTTACTTTCAAAGATCTGCCCACACGCTTCCGCAAGTGGACTGAGAGCTATGAGTATGTAACACTTCCTGGTGATACTGCTGCTACTATTTCAAAGAACATTGCTGATCTTATTAACAAGCAGTGGAAGCGTGCTCGTGTAGTTGCTACAGATGCTGCTGGTGTTATTACTCTTACAGCAATGCCTTATGATGATGACGATTCAGTAGATACACTGAACGTTGCTAATAAGGTTCGTTTCAACGCTAACGTTTATTATACCGATCCCGCTGCTGAAGGTTGGGAATCACTCAATAAGCATTATCCTACTGGCGTAACTATCGAGAAGACTCCTGGTACACAGTATGCAGCTTCTGCTAAGCTTGTACGTGACCGTGAGGCTTGGAGCATGGGTTACGATGGTATCCTGAACCGCGGTGAAGGTACTTGGCCAATCATCAAGCCTGCTATGGAAACTAAGCTCGATGGTCAGTATAATGCAATCAACATTGAGTTCGAAAATGCTTATCGTGCTGCTGACGATATCGTTCGTAAGACCAAGCAGAATGTTGAGATTTACACTACTGGAGCTACAAACATTATTACAGATCTTATCGCTAAGATTGGTACTCCAGAAGCTGCTAGTGTTACTACACACAATAACGGCGATTGATTATGAAAATCAGAATAGGAAACGATATATGTGCCCGTGTAACTATTTAGTTACAGGGATATGATGTTGTAAATATACAATCTATCAAAGCTTGTATAATCAACAAAACGAAGAAGGCTGAAATCGAAAACGATTGGAAAAATAAGTCTCGCTTTATTGGTCGATTTCCTATTGAACCTTTTACAGATGAATATCTACCTACGGCATACGATATAAATTCAAGTGGGTATCCTTAGTATTTTGCTACCGTACCACATCGGTATAACGGATTTGGTGTGTATCCAGACTGGACACACCTTTTCCCAAAAGCCGAATTGAATGTTACCGAATACATGGCGCAGGTTCGTCGTACAAACGATCCTAATATAATAGATGTACTATTTCCAGCTAGTGCGTAGCTGTATACCGGAGAATACAAAATAATACTTGTACTTGGTGTATATTCTCCTGGTTATAACCAAAACAACATACGCACTATTTCTGTAGACTATGACAACGCTTTTGAGTTGGTGTCTTCTACCGAGGATGCTGATGCAGGAAGCTCAGCCATAATAACCATAGACGGTATAAACGACCCAAGTTTTTGGGATAGTCCGGAAGATATTTATACAAATTCTGGAGAATACAAGAGTGGGTATCTTAATCTTAATCTTACTAACGGCAATAAGGTCAATGTTGACATGAGCAGTATAGATAAATGGTACGAGGGGGATTGACTATGGAAAAATGGAAAGATATTGTACAATATGGTACCGCTGTAGCATCAATGGCCAGCGGAATCGTGTTAGCTAATTTCAACTATTTTAATTCTGGAGATATTGCTAGCGGAGTGCTTGGATATGTTGCACAAACATTAATATATGCTGGCAGTATATTCGGAGTTACTATGTATTGGAATAGTAAATACGGAGAGTTAAAATCAGTAATATAGCACAATAGGAAAGATGATAATACCAACATACCCGTTGGTAACGAAGATAAAACGGCTAATTAAGGCATTTTTAGGCCTTTCTGTCGTATTTTTAGTGGGTTGGGGTATAACACTCCATAAACAGAATAAAAAGCTGTCAGAGAGCCTAGAAATGGCTTAGAACAACATTGAGGCCTATTAGGGTTCCATCGCGGGATCTTAGTAGGCCAATAATGTTTTAAGACTAGACATAGCTTCGTTACAACAACAAAACGATAAACTGCTGCATGATATAGACAGCGTAAGTAAAAAACTTAAAATAAAATCAAAACAAATTAATACAGCCGCAACTCAAACGCAATCCATAAACGTTAATAAGAGTAAGGGGGTAAGGGGGGATATATAGACTATATTATATAAAGATAGTATATATAAAGATAGTATATCATATAATGATCTTACTACTGTATACTATACTATAGGAAAAGATACCGTGAATGTTGCGTTAGATATACAAAACACACAGTATCTTTTTGTATATAGCACTAAAGAGTATAAAAACAAGAAAAGCTTCCTTAAACGTCTATTTACATTGGATTTTAAAAAAGTGCATAGAGATACGTATCGTATAGAGAACACAAACGAATTATTGCGTACATCTGACGTTAGGGTAGTAAAAACAACAAGTAAATGATATGAAGAAGATTTCACTAAAAGAAATAACAGACGATATTCTTCTAATTGTACGCAACAATAATATTAGTGAAAGTGAAGACCTATCAAGGGCTCAAATACACGCCTGGGTACATCATTATGCGCATTAGTTGTGGAAAGCTGAGAAAGATCGTAGAAAAGCGTTAGCTAGACAAGGCAATTTAACATGGGAAGACTTAGTCGACGATGAGTTTATAAAAAAGATTGAGTCTGGACCACTAGAGTTGGAAGATATAGAATCTCATAGCAACATGCCAGTGTTTACAAAACGTATAAAAGAACCTCTTAAGGATGTACTCGATAACGATGAGAAGAGTATACTTGCGGTACATGATCAGCAAGGTGAAGTAATACAGTATATGAATCATATTCGTAGACACTACCACAACTGGCGTAGATACACTTATGGTGATCTTACGGCATACTATGATGATGGATATGTGTATGTACAAGGTATTGTTGACGGTAACGATCTACGCTATATATACGTATTGTGGTTACAAGAAGAAGATGTAGACAAAGATCCTGATGATGGAAATGAAGATCCAGATGAGGACGATGTTAAATATCCAGCGTGGCTTGTACCAGACATAAAAGCATTGATAATGAAGAATGAACTTTCATTTATGTTAGGACGTCCAAGTGACGATAGCAACAATGCTACACTGGCAAGCGTTAAACCACACGGTCCACAAGACGAAGAAGAATAATGAATAAATCGTATACGTTTAGGGATATGTATAAAACAATTGGCGCAGAGGTACCATACAAGCTCTATACGGCAATTCTACACGCAATGTGTTAGATTATACTAGAACACGTATTAGAGCGCTCAGAAGGCTTTAAAATGCCTTATGGGCTTGGTTTTATACAAGTGGGTAAGTATCTACCTAAACAATTAACTCCAAAATCACTATCAATAGACTACAAAGCCACTCGAGAATATGGTAAAAAAATATACCATTTAAACGAACATTCTGATGGGTATAAATACAGACTATACTGGTCTAAGATACCACAGACATTCCCAGATAGATACAAATATCAATTATCGTTCGTAAGACAAAATAAAAGGAGATTGGCAAAGTTAATATTTGATAAAAAAGACTACTTAGATATAAATGATATACAAATATACAAAATGTGAATCCGTAATAGCAAAGATTATGGCAGATATGGATTCAACGGAGGTGCGGTAGCGTGTAACTGACATTAAAGAGTGGATTTTTGAAGCTGTTGAACGTATTGGTGCTCCTATGCAGTATGCGACAAAAGAGTCTGGTGTAGATTCTCCAATACTAAAAATACAAGATTATCAAGTACCACTACCTGCAGATTTACATTCGCTTGAAGGCGTGGCATATTCATCAAACGAAAACGGCCCGTGGAGACCAATGGACAAGTCTACTTCAATGATACATCAACACAAAGACATAAAGAAGAGACCTCCATTCCCACATAATCCACAGATACCTCATGATGAGAACAATAAGGCTATAGACGTACATGTAGTCGATGTACACGAACATCAACCAGAAGCAAAGAAAGCGATTACGTCATAGTCACAATTTTACACTCAGAACTTCATGAAATACGTAGATAAAGTAAACCCATATGAAGTTCCAGAGTATTTTATAAAACCAGGCTGGATAGTAACAAATGTGAATAAAGGTTACATCAAGCTTATATACAAAACAATTCTCACAGACGAAAGAGGTTATCCTTTAATTCCGGACTTAGTATCGTACCAAGAAGCATTATACTGGTATGTACTAATGAAATTAAGTTTTGCAAAGTGGATGAAAGGAACTCTTGGAGGAAAAGGAGTAAATGCTGGTCAAAATATGTATACGTTTATACATCAGCAATGGAACTTTTACCGCAATTAGGCTTATGCAGAAGCAATGATGCCTACTACAGACGATATGCGTAACATAAAGAACCAGTGGAATAAATTAATACCCGATTGGGAAGAAGATAAACATTTCTTCTCTACTATCGGAAAAGAAGAAATAACCTATAACGACTATTACCATGGATATTAAATCAAATACACAATAGATAAATACATTCGCTGGCGGTATGAATACTGACTTGTCAGACATGCTTTTAAAGTCGTCTCAGTATAGATTGGCTAAAAACGTACGTTATGTCACAAATGACGAGGAGAACGGCGGAGAATTACGAATGGTCGATGGTTGTGTGTTTGGTGGAGATGTATCTGATGGTTTCATTATAGATGATGAATATAAAAACCGGTTAAAAGTACTTTATACAGGGGCTATTAGAAACTACGCAATAGCTATAGTTAAAATAGAAGTTAATGACGGAGAAAGAATTAATGTTATAGACCCACACAACACAAGTAAAGAACTTACAAACTCTCATTGGTGGGTATTGGTTTCAAAAAATCCGTTTGAAAACGTAGACAACGACACCTATATACAAATGGATAAATTTAAGGTTGCGTTTGGCCCTTGTGGAGCAACTCTTGGAAATAAATTAAGTGTTGTATGTAGATACGAGAACTATAATAACGTTCACGTTTATATTGCGGACGGAATAAATCCAGTACTATCTATAAACATAGGACATGCGTTCGACGATGGATTTGTGCCAAGCAGTGATTATAACGCAATAACATCGAACCCGCAAGTAACATTTAAACGTATACAATTTGTTGATCTTGTAGACGGTGCTTTACCAGCAGGAATGGTTGAATACAGTTATCAGTACTTTAATAAGTACGGAAACGAATCTAAGATTTCAGTACCAACAAAGCTGATACCAATTGTAAAAGGATCTGGTAATTATGCAGAAGGATATAGATCTGGAGAAACATCTAATCGTGGTGTAGAACTCCGGTTTCCAGGAAAACACGAATCGTTTGATTCTATGCGTATATATCGTATACAGTACATAGAAAACGGGCAAGCTCCTACGGTTGATGTTATATACGAATCAAATGTCAACACAACAGATTTCTGGACATATATAGATGGTGGACAACCACCTCTGTATAATGTAACTTTAGAAGAGTATAACGCCAACAGCGGAATACACATTATACCAAAAGTAATAGAATCCAAAGAAGATCGCTTATTTGCAGCAAATATTAAGAAAGACTTAAACTCATTCGTTTCTCAAGATATTTTAAACTGGGATGCTAGAGCATATAGATTTCCAAAAGACAGTACAACAACCACACTGTATACTTATGGTACAACAAGTAATCCTATTACTGTAGACAACACGTATTAGGTGCCAAAGAAACACGACTGTTGGCAATCTACAAACAACATAAATAAAGACCTTACTGAAGACGACCCGCAATATCAATATAACAGTAGTGTTGTTGGAGGAAGCGGAAAGAATATATCATGGTCTTTTAATGACATTAAAACATCTGCTGACGCAAATATTAGTGATAGTGATTATTATAGTATTCCTGGCACAAATGGAAAACCATTATCTTTACAGGATGATAGAAGTTTGTATGTGTTAAATTACACAAAATTTGACGATGGAAATCATCTTATGGGAACTGATATTAAAGCTTCCTTAGCCAACTCAAAAACATCATACACATATCCATCGTTAAAAGCTGATGAATTATATAGATATGGTATTGTACTTTATGATAAATACGGAAACGCAAGCCCCGTAAAATGGATTGCCGATATAAGAACTCCAATAGAGTTACCAATATATACGAACGAATTTTCTGATTTAACAACGTCACAGCGTGGATTATTTTTTGATGTTAATGAACAATCTTTAATAAATGTCGGTGTAACGTCTTACGAGATAGTTAGATGTATAAGATCAGAAAAAGACATAAAGAATTTGTCTATTGGAGTATTGTCTAGACCAATAAAAAAACTTACTAACAAATATAATTTGCGCAATTCATAGGCAACAGCATCTTATCCATATACACCAAGCGGATGGCTTACTACAGCAGATTATTGGGCAGGATCTAATAGACAATTTGACTTTAAAGATTATACTGATGAATATGAAGGGCATTGGTGGGCAGAATCAAACTGTGCAATACGTCACGTTGATCATGACGATAATACAACGCATACTACATATAGCGAACCTAACAAATCTATATTTTAGTTTGTATCCCCAGAGGTTTGTTATTCACAAGATTCTTTTAAGCAACTTTTACAAGGACAATCTATAAAAATTAAGCCGCTTACATATTTATATGGATATAAGTAGAGAAAAAACGATTAGGATTTTGACCATAATTCTTCATTTTTAATATTTTATCCAGCTGAAAACAGTACGTCTAGTGGAGTATTTTTAGACTAGGTGTTATATCCAGGAAACGATTACACCAGAATGTACGTAGAAAATACAGCTGTTGTATACAGTGAATTTCCTGGTGAGTATATTGACTTGTCTATAAATTCCGCAGAAAATTTAGATTAGCGAGATATTATAACAAATGCATCATCTGTAGCAACGCTGTTTTATTATGGAAATAAGAAATTATCAGACTGTATTACTGGTGAAGGAGATAAAAATTATGTTGTAAACGGAAAAACGTATAAAATGTGCTATACTCCGTCTGGATATGAAAACAACGGAGTTGGTTTTAATCAGCTTGATACAGACAAAAGATATTCGTATATAAAGTTATATATAGCATCTGACAATATTATTGTTTCTCAATTTACTAAAGGTAATAGAAAAATAATTGAAAATAAATCAGTATCTTCTATAGGTTCTTCTGAAGTTGATGATTTTGCGTTTGCAGACACGCTCTAGTGGGATGATTTTGCGGAGATAAAAAAATCCGGAGAAACATATTCTTTAAAATATACAAATACATCTACTGCTATAGGAAACAATTCGTTTGTAAACTGGGTGTCTAATGGAGCATACAATGTACCAGCTACTGGAGATTGGTCAACGCTTAAACTAGACCAGGCAAATTTACAAGACGACATGCTTCTGCAAACAAATGTTGTCATGGGCCCAGGTGGTGCTTGTATGTTATTAAACATAAAAGATGCAGATGTTGCATTATGGAATTCTGCTGCTGTTCCAAACAATTAGTTTAAGGATACTACAAGTTATATGTATTCTTGTAGTGTTCTTAATGGAGCTATAGTCGGTGGTGGTAGAAAAATATATGTTGTACCAGAAAGCAGACTTGGTACATTTTTGTGTAGTATACAACATACAATAACACCGTATAGCGGATTCTCATACGAAAACAGAAAACAGGATATATATTATAGCTTTGGAGATTTATTTGTTCCTACAGAAGTTGGAACTTCACAAACACACCTTAATCTCCCAGAAGGATGGTATAGACGTCCTGTATTCAACGGCGACTGTTACAGACAAGCAATGGAATATGTATCACAGCACAAATATTATTTTGCACCAAATAAGTATACAAAGAATGCTTGTGTTGTATATTCGTTCCCAACAGAATCGTCTATAAACCTTGCATTTACTGATGGATTTGAATTCCATAAAAACAACGCTCCAACAGAGATACAAGAAAAACCAGCAGATGTATACAAGAAGTTTGTTTAGACAAAGTCTTTATATAGATACAACCCAGTATATAGCGCACACAGTACAGCTCATCCAAAAGCAATGCAGCTTGATAGAAGCGATTACGATATAGAATTTGATACAAGATGTTTCTACTCTAACGTAAAGAGTAATAACGAAAATACTGATAATTGGTTGCATTTTATGCCAGCAAACTTTATCGACGTTGATAGTAGAAAAGGCCCAATAACGAACCTAAGAACATTTAATAACCAGCTGTTCTTTTGGCAAACAGACGGTACCGGAATATTATCCGTAAACGAGAGAGCTGCTGTTTCCGATCAATCTGGACTTCCATTGATGCTTGGTACAGGCGGAGTATTAGAGAGATTTGATTACCTTAATACTGCTTGTGGCATGAAAGAAAACGAATTTGCAGATGCTCAATCTGATTCTGTACTATATTGGTGGGATCATACAAGAAAAGAACTTTGTGCACATGCTGCAGGAAATGGTCTTGGCGTAAATTCTCTATCAAAAGAAAAAGGAGTACAGAATTTGATAAACGTTAAGGCTAAACAAAACCTATTGGCATCAGATCCAACTCTGATATACGATAAGAAGTATAATGAGCTTATTGCCTATATAGCAACAACAGCAGAAGATGATACTACTAAAGATGGCACACCATCTGAAAAAATTACAGCTACAGACGACGGTTCTATGATATATAGTGAACTTACTGGACAGTTTGTTTCTTTAGTAGATGTATATCCAAAACACGCAATATAGTTTGGAGATAAAATATATATGATGTCTGACAAGGATGCAAACGACAAATACTTGTGGTTATGGAACTATCAAGAGTGCAAGAAAAACCCTGATGTTTCGTATGTAAGAGGATTTTCTAATATGCTTTATCCGTACGTAAAGTACGTCATAAACGACAATAATACATTCCCAAAAGTATTTGATAATATTACATTCGGCGGAAGATTTTATGGTGGTGACAAAGAAGATATTACTCCGTTACGTTTCAAGTTTAAGACACCGCTAAAACAACAAGGTGATGCTGATGGAACTTCTGTAGAGAATAGAGAATACGACTTTAGAATGGCTATTCCTCGTCATAAAAATTCGCAGTATGGAGATAGATTAAGAGGAAAAACAATGCAGTGTGAGATGTGGTCTTTAAAATCTGACGTAGACTTTTCATTGCAATATATAACAACTAAATATAGAATATCTTGGGTATGAGTGAAAATAAAAAATTTAATCTTGGTGAAACAGTATAGAAAGCCATGCCAGGAGCAATATCTTTTGTAGGTAGTGCTATAAATGCGTTTTCACCAACTAAAAATACACAACAGTTGCTTTCAGATGCAGGAACGTCTACAGGATATATAAACGGTATAGCATATCAACAATAGAATGCCGTTGATCAGTCTAGAGAGATGTCAGAGCTATCTAAAGAAAATACATCAAATACGCTTGGTATGGCTGCTGCTGGAGCATCATTGGGATCTTCATTAGGCCCAATTGGTTCTGTTGTAGGAGGAGCTATTGGAGCTATAGGTGGCTTGTTTGGAGCGTCTCGTAGAAAACGACAACTTAGAAGAAAAATATTTAATGCACAACAACTTACATATAGAACAAACAATAGTGCACAAGCTTCTGCAAACAGTGATTTCTTAGAACAAAACGAAGCTTTAAAATACGGACCGTCTGATGGTGGGCAGCAAATGTTTATAAACGCATACCATGGTAAAGATTCTGGTACACCGATAATATAGTCTTCTGTAGGTAGATTGCTGGGTAGACCAAACGCAAGAGTTGCTGGTCAAGAAAGTATTGTAGATAACATACACGACCCTTACAACACAACAGGACATATTGTTCGTTAGGGACAACGTGGTGTAGATGGCCCATTAGCACACGTAAACGACGGAACTGTTATATTTGGCAATGACGTAGATCTTGCAACAGGAATTAAATTTATGGACGAAGCTGCTCCATATACTGCAGCTATTGAAATGATAAATAAGAAATATGGTAAACAATAAAATAAAAGAGCTTAGAGGTAGGCTTGGTGAAGAAACAAATAAGCTGCAATAGCAAGAAGTTGCAAAACTAAAAGCACCATATGTACAAGCGCTGCAAGACATAGCCTATAGACAACAGTAGCAACACGAAGCGATGCAACAACCAGCAGACTATAAAGGTATTCCAGGATATGCTGACGGTAAAGATATAACGGGCATTGTGGCATATGGACAAAATAAGATACCAAGATATACTTTATTTGGTAATCCGCTGGCTAATCCCATTATACCAAACATTCCAAAAATAAAAATTGGTGCTCAACCAGACATGTTGTCTACGTAGCCAGCACCACAAGGCATACCTACACCAACTCCAGAAGTGTCGATTCCTGGGGCAGATGAACACGGCAACACTTGGAATGATGAAGATAAAAATCCAAACATAAACGGAATATATAAGATAAACAACAGGGATAATCTTATAGCATCTATTGCTGGAATGGGCATGTCTCTTGGTCAATACCTTGATGCAAAAGGACAAGATATAAGGACTCCAGATATATATGCTGCAAATCCATATGAAAGACAAGCTTTGTCTACAATGGCAAATATAAGAATAAGTCCATATGCAGCAATGAACAAGGTTAGAGATATGAACCGTGTTGCAGCTAGACTTATAAATACTTCTGGTGGGTTATCCGGTGGACAAAAATACAGTGCTCTTGTTGGTTCTATGCTCGGTACACAGAGAAATATGGCAGATGTACTTACAAGCACACAAGCACAAAATAACCAGTATAGACAACAATACGCACAGCTTGCTGGAGAACTTGGAGCTAAAGATGCTGCTAATAGAATGGCTGCAAACCAATACAACACCGAATACGCAGCTAAAGCACATGCCGCAAGACAGCAAGGAATGCAACAAGGTATGACTAACTTCTTAGGCCAATTACAGCAGTATATAGCAAATAAAAATTCTGCAGATATGTACAACGGAATGCGCGCTATATATCAGTAGGATGTCGATCTAAGAAAATAGGCGATAAAGCCAAGAACAAAAAATAAAAAACGATAATTTATGGTATACGCATACGATTAGTGGGCGCCACTACCCACAAAAGATTTATATAATACTCAGCTGATGTTAGCCTCTATAAATGCTGCTAAGGATATGTATGATAAAGCAGAATCAGCACTAAAAGAGTATTATACAAAGTACGGCGACTTTTATAGCCCAATAAAAAAAGACGTAGATTGGTATCAACGAAACGTAATAGATCCAGTACAAACTACTATATCTAATATGTACGATTCTGGCGTAGATCCATTACGATCTGCTGAAGGAAGATCACAGCTCATGCGATTGGCTACAAGTGCTCCTGTTGGAGAAATAAACAAAAGAAAAGTTGCGGCAAAGATGGCGGAGGAATATTTAAAAAACGTTGGTCAATTACAAGCATAGAACAAATACGATCCGGAGTTTGAAAAATTTGTTTTAGCACAGCAAGGAATTCCAATGTTAGATTCTTGGGATACTGGCGTAAACGGAATATGGACAAGAACCGCTCCCGCTGAATTTTAGACCCTTAACCAAGCAACAGCCCATTGGTTTGATAATATGGAAGGTAGCGATAAAGGTACCAAAGGAGGATATAATTATTTTGGAATAGACGATTCTGATTTGGAAGATGTTGCAAATCCACATATACAAGGATTTACAGACAGTCTTCTTGGAAAATATTACTTAAGTAAAATCAGAGATAGAGTTTCTTCAGAGAATCCATACAGGTCACCGAAAGAAATTGAGAATATATCGAGAGGTCAATTGCTGAAAGAAGTTGCACAATCTCAAAAGGAGCGTAAGTTTATGAAGCGAGATGCAGACAAGTTTGCATTGATGGCAAAACAAAACGAATACGATGTTGCAAGGGAAGACCGGAGACATAAACACGCAATGTAGGAAGCTGCTGCTTCAAGAGGTTATGATAATGGAAATATGATGCTTAGTGTGTTTGATCAATTAAACGCATATGCAGCAAATGGTATAATACATCCGCAAGCTAGAAACACTACACAATTTGCACACATTTCACCCACAACAAACCCAAGGAATCAGTGGATTGCACCGGTTGCTGCAGGAATTAAACAGAAACTAAACACCAAATCCAAAGAATATTATTACGAAGTTCCGGTGTCACAGTTATCTACTCTTGTTAGAATGTGGAATAAACGAAACGCAGCACAAGATATACAAACACTTGACAAAAACATGATTGGCAAAACTGTAGTGTTTAATCCTACTGGAGAATATACATTACAGATAGATGCTCACGGTAATCCACATTACTATTCTCTTGGTACTATTAGTACACGACATAAGAAAAATCAGGAAATTACTCTTGATCCACTCACCACTAGCCGCAAGAAAGATCCTAACTTTTTATATAAAATGGAAGTTAAAAAAGAACAACTTAATTTCGAATAGAATTTACAAGGTAAAAAATTAGTATCTTCTGGCATACCAGAAACGAATCCAGTTTATAATCATCGTTAACATATGAGTAATATACAAACACCATTAAGGCCTGTGAGTAAGATAAACTTTGCAGGCCTTGATAAACCTTCGTATACAGAACAAACCTATTTTGGACAGCGTGCATTATCTGCAAAAAGACAATATGACGAGCGTAAGAAGGCTAAGGAAAAAGAAAAGGCAGAAAGAATTGCTGCCGATAATGCGCGTATAAAAAGAAATAGGGAAATACAGCGTCGTAGATACGAACGGGAAAAACAAGAAAGCTTACAGCGTAGACGTAAGTGGGAGTTAGAAAACGAACAGGAAAAAAGAAACGCCGATGACCTATATAATAAACAAGTTACCAGTTGGATTGACAACCAGTTTAAGAAGGTAAATATCGATCCAAATGGTGTTATAGGTAACATTGCAAAATTCGTAGGAATTAGAAACAAGCTAGCCCTCGTAGCTGAACTTAAAAACGCTATTGGATCTCTTGCAGAAAGTAGTATAGAAGTAAACGGAGAGACAATATTTGGTAAGAAAACAGAGGCAGAGTTGAAAATAAAAGCTGCACAAGCGCACGATAAACTTGTAAACACTCGCAAGCAGTATAAAGATATTACAGACCAAATTCAAAATTTTGAGGCACAATATCTAAAACACCAAGATTATATAAACAATCACAAAGACGACCCTTCTGTAAAAAGTATTCTAGAACAGAGAAATTTGTTACATCAGACTCAGCAGGAATTGAAACAGCAATTAAACGATCCTACACTTGTTGGATTAGACGATTCATACAAAGAGTTTTATGTAAAAAATAAGCGTGGCATTGTGGGTAATTTGTGGGAACTTGCAAAGCAGGCGACAGATCCAATATTAAAGGGGTGGAATCCACAGAGACTTAGACAGTATTATAAAAACAAAGTCGATGAAGAATACAACAACTACCTTGGAGAGGATATGTCTAAAAATCCAAAAGATCACCAAGAAGTAGAGCGCAGTAATACAAAAAGCATGATCAAACAAGCAAACGCAGAAATAGCCGTTTTGCAAAAAGATTATGAAGATAATAGAAATCATTTACGAGAAAGCAAACGCTTCTGGGATGTGATGAACGGATACAAAAAGGAAACAGAAGCACATCAAAATGACCCTTTGTATAATCCATTATATTGGCGATATGAAATGGCTCCAATGATTGGTAGCTCAATGTCGTCACCATCTCAAGCAGCAGGAACTATACTTAAAACAGCAGCTACGGTAGGAGGAACATTACTTGCTCCGTATACTGGTGGTACTAGTTTAGCTGCATTGCCTGTATCTGAAATAGCAGCTACCCCATTAGAAATAGCTGGCGGATTTGATGAAAACTATGCTGAAATTGCAACAAGACGTGCTGAAAACGTACAAGCATTACTTAAAGATGATCTGACAAAAACAGCAACAGCTGCTCAAAAAGGATATGACAGTACAATTAGCGAATTAAAAAAGAGAGACGCCGAATATTGGAAATCACAAGGATGGTCAGATAAAGAAATAAAAGATTATCTTGAAGGAGATGAAGGAGATAAAAACGCAATACGCGATCATTTAATGGGATTTACTTCGTCTGGTAAATTTAAGCCATACAACAACCCACAATTCCAAGATGCGGTTTTAAACTCTATGCAAGGCCTGCAGGCACAATTCCAAGGAGATAATGCTCGTACTATGTATGACATTGCATTCCAAAAGATATTACTTGCAGCAGCCCCGCTAAAGTGGTTAAAGTCTTACGGCATTACTAAAAAAGCAGGTAGTACTGTTAAAGCTGCTATTTCTAATACAAAGAATGCAATATCAAAGGCAAAAGGTGCATACCTTGAAAAATACGGAACAAAAGAACAGAAGGTTGCATCAATGCTCGGCAAGAATATAGACGACTATGAAACTTCTTCTATTGCAAAAGCTGCCGCTAAACCATATAATGCTCCGACAGAAGCTGCAGCAGAAACTACAGTTTCTAAATATAGAAATGGTTTTAGAAAACCACAATATACAACTAAAGACGCTGTAAAAAAAGGATGGAACATTGGTTCTGAAGTTGGAGAAATGACCGGAACTGGTGTTGTAGGACACATGGCAGGAGGAGCTCTTGGTGTTGCTGTCGGTACTGCAGGAAGAGGTGCTGTACAATTAGCAAAAAAGATGTTGCCTGCAAGAACTGCTGCCGCTCTCGAATCTATTGCAGACAAAGCTGTAATGAAATATCATACAGTACTAAATGCAATATATGGTAATGCGCCTCTTCGAAGAACACTTACTAAATATGGTCTAAAGACACTTGGATCTCAATCTGCTGTTGCATTAAATGAATCATACGAAGAAGCTGTTCAGTCTTTAAATAGTAAAAAAGACTTTGGTTCTGAATATGGATTTGCTGGTGGAGATTTAGGTTCTCTTTTAATAAACGACGCTGCACAAGGAGGTAGAGTGTTTGACGCATATATGGCAATGCTTGGTATTGGCGAATCACCTTTAGCGAACGACATGGACTTTTTAGCAGAGGCTCGTGGTGGTGCAGCTCTTGGTTTCTTTGGATTAGGAAACGTTACGTCTGTGGTAAATGTTGGAACATCTATCAACGACGTATATAAAGAATATCAAACAAATAAGTTGTTATATACTCCGGCGATATTAAACCGCGAATATAGTAAAAAGAGTAGAGCAGCAAACGCTATATTTGCAAAAATGGCAATGCGCGGAAATTCACAACACGTTATGGAGGCTATCGAGGACATGGAGAATAGGGATCGTTATAGTGAAGATCCTACATATTCTCAAGAAGATTACGACGAGCGCAAACAAGAAATACGCCGCGTAATGAGCATGACCAATGATACAAACATTAGAAAACTAATGGAGCAAAACGGTATTAAATATAATACTGATGAATATGCCACTGCAATTGCTGATTTAGCAAACATTGATGAAGCCAGACGCGATAACAACAAGCAAAGAAAGGATGTAGATTCACGTATATAGAATATACTTGCTAGTGATGTATTTAAGAATGCTATCGATCAATACATAGATAAAAACGTATACAATGCTCCAGAATTAGAAAGACAGCGTATTGAAGCTTCTGCACAGAAAGAGCTCCACGATCGTTTTATAAATCGAATAGAACAGGCAGAAGAGTAGGTTATGCGAAAACTTCTAAAGGTAGAAGATGGTCAACCATTAGATAAAAACAGCAGTGAGTATCGCAAAATGCGTAGATCATCTACATTTACTAGAAGGATGTATGAGCACTCTAGAGAGATTAAGCAGTCTTGGGAAGATGAAAAGGCTAACATAAATAAAACACTAGATACAAACTTCCGCAGATATACTGTAGATAAAATAGCACTTGCTTCTGAATTGCGCGCACTGTTACGTTTAAAAAACAGGCATAATAAGATAGATTCTTTCTTTAATATGCTGCAAGACAGATTTAATTTAAAGGCACAGCGCCCAGATGCAGCTACTATTAGACAGAGCATAAACGAAAGAATTGATTTACTTAAGCACAAATTATCTGATGTTGTTAGTCAAACAGTAGATGAATTTGACACGGGACTTTCTGATACCGATATGCTAAAGCATATAGAATCTATGGATATAGCTTATGAAAACAGCGAACTCGATGATCTGTTTGCCCATAGAGCGATGTTAGACGCGGATAAAAAAGTCACAGATAAATACTATAACACGTTTACAGACGGAATTGTATATCATGAAGGAAAACCTGTATACAATCCAACGCAACGAAAAAAAGAAGATGAGCTGGATAAAAAAATAAAGACGGCAACAAATTCTGGAAACCTAGAACAGGCTCTTAATTTAATTAAACAAAGAAACGAATTAGAGTATGATTCTGAAGGAGAGGTAAAAGAAAGACAATCATCAAAAGCTTTACGTAGAGTGCGTGCTATAATGCAGGCAGAACAGGATAACAACGCTATCGACCACGCAATAAACGATATTGCCAGCGGAGACTTTGTTACAAAGCTATATGAAACTTTCGAAGAGGAAGAGATTGCTGCAAACGCTAAAGCAAATTCAAACGATCTTGTATCTGATGATGACATTACACGTGTTGAAACTGCTACTCCTTCTACACAAGAAACGAGTACTTCTCAAACAAATGATCGTACATATAGATTGACAGAAGACGAGAAAAAACAGGCAAAGTCTAGAGCATTTAAGATGAAGCGTAGTAGACTTTTGAACAATATGCAAAACTCTATTAAAGACCTGTATAAAAAGTTTGGGGGTAACGCGTACATTGGATTATCTCCAGAACAACTTGCTTCGTTTGTTGCTGTTACTGCTAAAAATGCATTACTTTCTTCTGAATATATACTTTCTTATGCTACACAAGGATTAGATAAGATAGATGAGGTTCTAGACAAAAACACATTTGTAAAAAATGCTCTAGAGTATATTAAAACAAAAGCTTCTAGTAGAGATCAAGCTATATTAAACAAACTGTTTGGTACAGACGATAACAAAAAGCAAGAAGTTCTTACTAAAATATTAGAAGAAATGCATCCAACTTACGCAGAACAAGTAAAAGATGTACTGTTGGAAAGTATGGATGATACTACAGGAAGTACCGATGTTATAGTAAACGATACAGATAAAAACAACAATAAGTTTAATTATGACGATCTTCGTACAAACCTAGAAAAAGATTAGGAGAACGTTGATGAAGATGTATCTGGTTACTTTGATGTAGTGACAAAAGGAGATGGCAACATATATCCAAATAGATTTGCGCTAAATAACCATACAAAAGAAGTTAGTGGTATAAGAGATGCATTTATTGAAGCCCGTAAACAAAGTGATAAATTTAATGACACAGCATCTGCATCAAATGCGTTTATAAACTATCTGTTAAATGATAAAAGTATTACTGCAATATCTAGATCCGAACGCAACAATATAACAGATCAATAGTTTAAATAGTTTGTCGGTTCATATTTTAAATATAAAGATATACAGGGTATAGAAGACGTTTTTACAAGAGCTTTACTGTCGCTTGCTGAAACTACTACGAAGAACGATAATAATAGAAACACGCTAAAAGTTGCGGATGATGTTAAAAACGCGATATGTTCGGCACTGTCTTTAAAATCTCCAAACGATGCTTTAAAATACAGTCTCGACCAGGTATTTAAATATGAGCATAGTGATTAGTACATTTCTGAAATTGCCACACAAGTTAAAAATGTTGAAAAATGGATTGAGCAGCAAGGATATTCTTTAATAGATGTTTATAAAAACAACATTTATGGTTTTGTTGATGGTATCGCAACTTCTTGTATGTTAGATATACTTGCTGTAAATGAAGACGGCGATGCTATATTGATAGACGTTTATGTAACAAAAGGAGATTTAACTTTAAACAAGCTCCCGTTGGTCAGAACTGAAGAAATGCTTTCTGAGTGTGAGAAAATATTACAACAGAATTATGGCATTCGTAACGTAACTAAATATATATTACCTTTACACAGAACTTCAGTAGATATTTCTTTTTCTGGTAATACAGCAAAAGACAATATAATACCTGTTTCTGAAAATGCACAGCAGAACGAAGATCTGAGTTCGTATAAAGTAACTGCGAAAAATTTAGTAAATGCGATAAATGAAACAATTGATAAAATCAATAGTTCATTGACCGATAAATCTAAAACCATTGCTTATGAAATGCTCGATGAGCAACCGGGCAAAAAAGAGTATAAAAATTATATAGACACTCTACAAAAGAGACTGACTCAAGTACAAAACGACCTATCTAATAAGATTGGAAAAGAAGAAGAGGTTCGTCTTGCACAAGAAGAGGTTCTTCATGAAACAGTAGATCGGGCTGATGCAACAGAATTTTATTCTATATTGCCGTATTTATTGGAGTACGGTGACGATTTAGACTCTCACGGAAAAGAATATCAGTTGGTTGCAAACGCGTGTGCACAGTTAGATTATATGGTCGATCGCGTTAAAAACTATAAGATTTCTTCAAACGCAAGTGGAGAAAAGCTATAGGAATACCACAAACTAATTGAAGATTTTGTATCTAGACTGCATTATGCACAGAAGTTAGTAAACAGATATATATATCACACTCTTCCTGCTAGCAATCAACAGGACATGACTTAGGAGTTGCGATTGATTTATAACGCAATCATAATACTAAAAGACCTTCAGCATAAAAAAAATACTGGCCTTAGTAATAAAGTTCCATATTTCTTGATGGATACAACTTTTATTAATCTTGGAAACATACTTGGTAGTTATGTAAGAGATTCTAAAAGTGGACAACATATGTATTCAATACCAAACTCAATAAACATAATGAATGCATATACAGTATAGCTGGAAATATATATCGAACAGTTTGAAGATATGACTGAAGAAGATTTCTCTGAAAACTTCGGTGAGTCTAGAGAAATGTTTGAGTTTTATGGGTCTGTTATGAACCATAACGTAAAACAGTGTTTGGACAATGCTACGCTTTGCCTTACAGAAGCAAGTAAAATGAATTTAGATAGAGATTCAGTATTTGCATCGTCTTATCGAGATTTACAACGCACTTTACCAATATTACAGAATATATATGAAAGATTTACCGGAGAAAGAGGAATGTTTCATAATGTAGACGATCCGTGGTATTAGGAAGCGCAAGCCGATATAAATGAGATAAATGCACTTGTTCCAGATGGTTATAACTTAAAACAATATACAGATCCTAGATCTCCATATGGAGCGTTCTATCCAGATATTTTTGCAATGCAGAAAGGTTCGTGGCAACATATGTCTAAATATCCAGACTTATTAGACGATGTAGAAATTGTTGGAGAACGTTATGTTAGAGATCCAAAAGCTAAGCCTACAACAAATAAAACTATAATACAGCTGTTCCGTAAAAAAGACGGAACTTTATGCTTATATATAGAATATAATAAGGCTAAAGATAAAACTACAGGAGAGCCACAAAAGCAGTTTGCGTATTTACCATTTACAGAATCTTTAGTAACGCCAGACGGTGTAAAAAGAAGTGGTATATCAGAAAAGGGAATGGAAAACCTTGAGATACATGACGAAGCTATAAGAAGATTGGTTCAGTATATAAAAATTCCGTTGGATTATGTAATAAAAAATCCGGCATACGTTCTTTCATTTTCTGTAGATTTGGATAGAGGAACTATTACGTATGATGGAGATAATTTTCACCCTATAACAGAATTTGCATTTGCTGACAAAGAAAATGATCACAACTTGTTTGATATACAAGTTGGAACAGAACATAGAATTGGTTTTGTATCTCAATTCAAATAGGGCGAATTTAGTAAAAAATATACTATTACTGGTACAGATTTAAAATCGTCTATTGGTTTTAGTATAAACAACACGGAGGCAGACAATCGAGGAATAATGAACGGTAACTTGGTGTATTTCTATGCATATGATAAGAACCCAAAACACCACATTCCATTGAAGATAGAAAACGCAAAAGCTGCACCGTTTGCAGAATTTATTGCAACCCTTGTAGGAAATATGGCTTCTGGCGATGAACGGACAAAAGAAGGATTCAAAATAGCCGATTTGTTGGATATGTTGATATATACCAAAGAACACACTCTCGACGTTGGATATGGAGACGGTGTTGTTCAGTTGAATGGTGAACGTTTTGAAAACATAAACAACGATATGGTACAAAGAAAGGCGTTCATAGAAGCTGTTTCTAAATTATATACTACCGTTACTGCAGAAATTGCAAACAGACGTCTTGGAGATCTTGCAAAAGAATCTGGTAAAATATACAGCAAAATTTATTAGCTTTTAAAGAGAAGCGGTAAAAACGAAATACAACTTCCAAACGGTCTTACTTTTACAGTAGATGACTTTGAACACGATGGACATGGTTCTACAGTTTTGGGATATATGTTCAGAAACAACCTGCTTGGTACAAGTGCTGTAGGAAGTGGTTATAGACAGTTGTATATAAAAGATATCAAGTTAGTTAAAGCTGCTGATATCAATAAGCCTGTAATAAAACCAAACGTTCAAGAAGAAATATCTGATGTTGCTAGTGGAAGCGATTTGGACTTTTTGTTTATGACAACCAAGTCCGCAGAAGGAAAGATTGTAAATCGAACAAAAGAAGAAGTATCTGAGTACGAAAAACTTGCAAAACAATATTTTAAACAAGTGTTTGGAGACGATGCTGGTGTAATGGTGTCTAGAGAAAATACAATATTTTTACGTACTGCTACAGAAACTCTTAGTGTTCTTGGATATTGTACATCTAAGCTTGCAGTATTATCACAACACGCTCCAGAAGAAGCAATTTGGCACGAGGCTTTCCACAGATTGATGGAGCTTGTATTGCCAGCAAACGTGCGAGACGAGTTTTATGAAAGATATAAAGCCAAATTTGGTAACAATCTTACGGATGTAGAAGTAGCAGAAGGCCTTACTGACCTTTTTGTAAACTATAGACACAAGTTAACTACACAAGGATCTACCAAATGGTATACAAAACTATTAAAGTGGTTTAAAGTAATTAGCGCTCAGATAGATTTAACAAAGCAAGTAGGTTTTAGAAATGCATTAAAGCTTGGAACACTGTACTATAAGTTTGAACGTGGAAAATATAAGGGTGCCAACATAGCAAAAGAAAATATAGAAAGATTTGTTAAAAAGTTTGGTGACGAGTTGCACTATGAATACAACGGAGTAAAGCTCAATAATTTCTCTACTTCAGACGATATGCATCAAATGGCGAAAGCGCTTTCATATTATATTGTAAGTAGTATTTAGCGAAACGATCCATATGTAAACTTTAGCGTTACTGTAGATGATATGGTACTCAATCATATACCAGAAAAGACAAGACGTCAACTTATGGAATACGGTAATAACTCTTCAACACCAGAAAAGTTTGCTGATGTAAGAGCCGCATATAAAGAGATTTTTGAGTCTGCAGAACGTGTAAAAAAGGGTAAGGATGGAAAAGAGATAACCGAAACATATTATCCTAAGTTTGTTGCTATACAGCGAGAAGTTGCAAACAATATAGCAGCCCTTACTGGAGATTATGAAGAAAAATTTGACATAGAGAATACAGTAAGTGATGGCTATGAGGAAGATGAACAAGGAAAGCATATCGATAAGTTTGATTCTAGTGCATACGAGTTTAACCGTTTGTCAAAAGCTGGAAAAAAAGTAAAGATGTTTTTGGCTACTATTCCTTATATGCAGAAAACAGACGGACCCAGCGGTATAGGATTTGTATTTACAAAAAATAAATACCTTTCTCCACAATATATTCCAATGCAACAGGTGTTCAACGATCTTGTTGAAAATCTTAATTACTGTACTAGTGTAGAAGAATTTGAAGATGGTCTTAAACGATTAGCAGAAATAAAACCAGAGTATAAGTATATCTTAGGAAAATACTCTAAACTGCTTGATGAAGCTTACGGTAAAAACAGAAATAGAAAAGCTATACGATATTCAGCAGAAGCATTGGCTATTTAGATACTGTTAACTGTCCGTAGTCAAAAGATAGATTTCATATATACGTTAGGATAGGATGATACAAGACCTGGTGAAAAGCGCAATAAAAGAGCTAAGCTAATGATAAAGCATTCAAACTCTGATAGAGACAGAACAAGATATGCATCTTCGTGGCAGAACTTTTTAAAGACTGGTCAGTCTGGTATGATAAGTCCTATACAAACAGGAGGAATTCTTAGATTTAGCGACGCTTTTGTACGTATTGCAGCAAATAAAAACCCATTCTAGGCAATTGCTGATGAATTACAGCAAATATCTAAATTTGTTAACATTGGAGAAAACGAAGTTTCATATACTACGTTCGATGGACAACAAGTTAGATATAATAGAAATAGTGCAGTTTCTATGAGAGCTCTAAAAAACAGAGCTATACTTCTGATGAACTACCTTGGTATTCAAATAAATATTGATTCTTTAAATGACTATATTAACAGTAGACTCACAAACAATTTAAGATTAGATGTAGAAGTAGACGAAGCTGGTGTGATTGGAAAATGGTTAAGTGATGCGAACGCATAGGTATTTTATACAAACATTGCAAAGTTTGCAAAACAAAGCGACGATGGCAGTTGGAAAATATCTGTAAATGGGATTAACGCAGAAGAAAACCTATATTCAAAAAGCAGTTTTGTTCAAAACACAGCAAACTGGCATTCAGATTGGTATAGAAAATGTCATTCGCAAATGTCTTATGGATTCAATAGTAAAAAATTATATGAAATATCTCAAAACAGTGGAATATCTCATATATTAAAGCAAGTAAATTCTTGTGACGAAACAAACGAATATTTAAATACTCAATGTGGATTTAATTACAACTTGTCAAAAGACGAAAACGGAAGAGAAATTGGATCTTTAATTTTTAAGAACCGTAAGCATAATAAAATACACGCAATGACATATATTGGCTCAAAGGGTAATATGCGCGGAGATAAAGGAACAGAGTATTCTAAACAAACCTTTGTTGATGACTATTATACTAAACTTGAAGCTTTGTCAGAAGGATATTTTGTATTTCCAACTCTTTCCGATAAGAGTACTTATTTAATGTTGAGCGGAATAGATTTTCCAGGACTACATTGGACAAATAAATATGGTGCTCCATTACAAGAAATGATGCTTCCTAGTAAAGAATTCGGAGGACTTTCTTATGACTTTATTATGTTAGATGAACAGTCTGGAGATAAGTATCGTGAGCGTATATTAATTCCTAATGTAGAGCAAGTAGATCAAATGATCGAATATGCTAAGACTGAAATGTAGGCTATCGAATCGTGTATTGAATTCATGGGCAGCGATAAGTGTAATGAAAAGACGATGATTAAAAACTACCATACTTCTGGAAACGGCCAAAGATTCTGGTCTTTAACTGAACTATGGATACCAAAGAAAATATCAGGCAGAGAAGATGGAGCACGTAAGTGGGACAGAATAAGTTTAAATAATAAAAACAAAACTCCAAAAGAGTTATTAAAATTAGCAAAAGAAAACTTCTTTGATCTTGATATAGATTCTCAGCGTTTTATCATGATTTGTACAATGCATCAACAAGTAAAAGAAGAGCTTAAAAAAAGTATTAATCTTGGCTTGATTAGTGCAGGTGACGTTTATAAGAATCATGAGTGGACACGTACACTGATGAATAAGCATTTGAACAGAGATAAGTTGGAGTTGCTAGAAAACGCTATTGAAAAACACTACTATGGAAAAGAAGATTATTTGCCAGAGGAAAAAAGAACATCTGCTCAAGATAGACACAATTTCTGTGGACCGATTGCAATACAGTGGTATATTACCGATGTATTATATAAGTCGGTAATGTCTGCAGAAGAAACTCTTCGTGTGTTTGCTGGACATCCTGGTCAATTTAAAGTCAAGTATGATAAAGATGGTTATATAGAAGACAGTACGTTCGATATACAAAAGCGTATTGGTGGTCTTGTTTCTACTGGTGACGATAATGCTTAGATACAAGGTTTATCTATGAAATATAGATGTGCTGAAGTAAAAGACTATGAAATAAGCTCATCTGCTGATGCAATGGCTGGTCTTGATGACATGTTTAAAACGTCACAGATAAACGATATATTTGATTAGCTTGTATTAAAACTCGATGACCACGACAAAGAAGTGGTGTACAAATATTTTGTTAGTATCGGTAAGGTTGATAAAGTTAGTATGGGTGTTGACGACGGTATAATATATGTTTTAAACAACACTACTGCTGACGAAAAACGAGCATTTGCTGAGGAATTTGATAAGCTTCTTAATACAGATATGGTCTATAAAATAGACTCTGCTGTACAAAAGGTCCATAAAATGTATACAGATTACTTAAAAGATGATGCTGTAAACGTTGCCGATGGTGCTGCATATATATCGGCCGATATGTGCGAAAGAATGCTTAGGACTAGAGGAGTATATAGTGGAAAAGTAAAACAAGCTTTTGAGTTGCTTAAAAACGGTACTGGATGGATGTCTAGCGCAGAAGCATATAAAATAATATACGATGAAATTAACGTTGTGTCTACTAAATATACAGCATATGGATTCAGACCACACTTGTTGGCAAACGGAGATTCTGCTTCTGATGGGTATACTCAAGTTTCACCTATGGCCGTAGCGTATTATTACAAGTTTGCATTGTTCCCAATATTTGATTGTATTGCCACTGGTCCAATGGACGGCATATATAAGAAAATGCAAGCAAAAAACGTAGATATGATGCTTATGACCAGTGCTGTAAAAGTTGGATCACAGGGAGCTGTTAAATTTAACGGAAAAGAAATACCTGATGATTTTAATGTATACGAGCAAGACCTTGGATTTATAAGAAGACAGTTGGAAACAGATCCAGAAGAAGGATTCCGGTCACAACTTGGTTCTCAGATGTTAAAGATTGCGTTACAGAATCTACGTACATATAGATCCGCAGACGGAAAATACCCATATATTGCTCCAGACGGACGTAGATTATCTGGTCGATAGGTTCTCGACAATATAATGAAGTCTATAGAAATGTTATCTTCTATTGGAGAAGAGAATCTTCTTGACAAGTTATCTACAAATGGAGAAATAGATGAGACCAAGCTCGCTAAATTTTTATATTCTCAGTTGTCTGGAAAAGGTGCAAACCAAAACCAGCTTAAAATGCTTAAGACTACTAACGGTAAGATGAAAATTCCATTGGCTGCATCTTGTGACGCAAGCTGGATTGAAAGTATCGTACACTCTTAGGTTTATAAAAAGGTTATTGGCGTTTCTACACCAGGAACATCTTACATTCAACGTTCTGTTTTTGCAACAGAAGGTTCAGAAGCAGCGAAAAAGCTGTATAATGGAAAACCGTTGATGATAAAGAACAACAAAAACAGCATGGACTGTGTTTTGTCTATGGATTTCTTCGATAATATTTTCTTCAAGCAGCTGCGCGGAAAATCTTTTGATCAAAAACGAAAGTGGCTTATTGATAATGGTATTATAGGAGAAGATGCAGATCCTCTTGTTATAGGATACCGTATACCTACGCAGGCTATTTCTTCTATAAGTGCATTACGTTGTGTAGATGTAATTGCTGCTACAAAGACAACAGTTGTGTTACCAAAAGAGTTTACGAAAATAACTGGATCTGACTTTGATATTGACCACTTGTATTTAGCCACATATAATTTTTAGATTGTAGATGGTAAAGTAACAAGGCAATTCGACCCACATCCAACTAAAAAAGTAAAACAAAAGGATGATTCTGGAAACGAGGTAGAAGTAGAAGTAAGAGATATAAACGCAGAAGAGAAATATTGGCAAAATGAGTTGTTAAATATGTACATGGCAACTCTTACAGACCACGTAAACTCTGGGCACCTACTTCTAAAATCAATCGATAACGATACAGTTCTTCCAAAAAGCGTTGCGGATTAGATAGAACCTACTGGAAGTACAAAAAGACTTGCTTATAACTTTGGATCTTTACACGAACAAACAGATAGAAAAAATGACTATATTACTGGTAAATTTGGTATTGGCCCGTTTGCGTTAAATGTGACAAACACCGTATTGACATAGTTGTATAATGTTACATTTAGAAATGACGATGAGTTTGCAAAGGCAGCTGGAATACAAAACTTCAACTTATATATAGATAACGATGGAGACTATGTTTCTTCGTGGATGTCTGCGTTTATTAATGCTCATGTGGATATTGTAAAAGACCCGTGGATATCAAAGTTGTGTGTAAATACGTATACATATAACATGTTGAACTTGCTTATTCGTGCTGGATTTGGAGAAGCAGCTGTATGGTTTGTTTCTTAGCCTATAATAAAAGAGTTGGCTATGGCTAAAGAAAAGAAAAAGACTCGTTTATTTTAGGGAACTGAAGATAGTAAAGTAAAGCCGTATGAAAATGCTCTTGCCAAGTTTGGTTTATTTATAAGAAGAGAAGAAATGAACCTTATAAAAGCAATAGGTAGTGATCCGTTAAAAGCGGCTGGACTTATAAACTATAGTCGTATTGCATATGAAGAAGCAGAAAAAAACAAGGATACCAAAGAAAACAAAGACAAATCCAATTCTTATGAAGACATCATAGGTAAATCTATGGACCCAAACGATAAAGGAGTAGCCACAGGTGTCGAAGACTTTGGAAAAGCCGTACGTGAGGTTTTAAATAATATTAGTGTTCTTAAAGAAGGCGCTATTCACGGTGTTAATGAAAATTACAAAAAAATGTAGCTTGATGTATATAAGGCTTGGGTTTTATTAGAGCCGTATGCAAATGCACTTGGAGATTTTGTACAATACACGAAAGTAGATACAAAAAAGTGTGGAAAAAGTTTTGCTGGAGTCTCTGCTTATTATAAAAAGTATAAAAGTCTTTCTGATCCAAAGACGTCTAAGTTTGATCAAGAGTCGCTTAGTCGCTTACTTCATAGTTCTTGGATAGATGCTAAAACAAACCGCATTTTTAGAATACCTCGGCGTATTTTAGGAAAACAATCTTTTTATGCAACTAACTTTGTCGATGAAATTGTATCTCGCGTTTGTACAATGAGAAACAATTATTCAGAAGATTTTGCAAAATCTGTTACACGAGCTGTAGTTACAGCATTAAAACAGCGTTATTTTGTTGACTATTATTACGATGTAAACGGGAAAACTTCAGAAACTAATATAAACGATTTATTCTTTGGTGAAAATAGTATAAATAAATAGCTTTCACAAATAATTTCTGCTATAGATACAAATCCAAAATATAAGCATTTAAAGTATAACGAACTTATATCTTAGTTGTATGCAGTGCCTAGCAATATAGTAGAAGATAGTACCACAGATTCCACATCGAGTGAGTTTACTCCAGCGTTTATTACTTTAAAAAGCAACGTTGATGATAGTAAACTCAACGAAGATGATATCATAATGGGCTGGCTTTCGCTTTTACAAGACGACAATCCAGAAATAGTCAAGTTTGCAAAAAATCTTGTTATATATGCACAACTTACATCCGGAGAATACAGAAGCTGGAATAATCTTGTAAAATTTATTCCAGCTGAATGGGTCGCCGGCGAATGTGACAACGACAATACTCTTCCGTCTTTTGCAGACTGGTGCAATATGTTACTTATACGCGGTATTTATTCTGGTGGCATAGATGTTCTTATGGATAAGATTATGCAAAACAATATGGACGAAGATATGATACCAGATGTTTCACATAACAGTGATTATAGTATTAAAGACGGGGATCTAACATTTAGAGATGATAACGAAACGGGTAAATCTCCACAAGAATACGTAATGCACGACGGAAAATTATATTCCGTATTGGTACAAACTGAGGATGGTTATATTTACGAAGAATTACCACGTCTTGGATTTAATATAAACGGATTTCATATCTATGAATATGCATTTGACCTTCCAGAAGGTGCACACATCGAAAATAATGCAGCCGCACTCCCAGAACAAGATTCAGAGCAGGTTTTGCCAGAAACATCACAACAAATAGATAATTCTCGTATAGCAAACGTTTTCTTTGGCGCTAAAGAAAACCCACAACTGAGTAACTTTGCCAATAGACCGTTTAGTGCGAAATTCGGTAAGATGGAAAGCGCTAAATTCTATAACGTAGAACAGTATTTCCAAGCAACAAAAATGTTGTATATTAGAAACTACATAGAATACAAGTTTGGAAAAGATAATCCAGAAGTAAAGCAGTTATCTGCCGATATAAACAATATAATAAAGCAAATTCTTGCTACAAACTCTCCATATGTTGCAAAAGAGTTTGGTTCTACTAGAATTGGTAGTAATTTGTCTGTGGAAATACAAAACGCAATTTCTGGTTACTTGTCTGAGCATTGGGACAAATATCGCGCTTAGGAGGTAATGTATCGTGGAATTAAGAAGTCGTTTGAACAAAACGAAGGTGCTAGAAATGAATTAACAACTAAATATAAAGATTCTATCTTCACTCATGATGACAGAAAAGGTAATAGAAACAATCCCTGGTTGTATAAATTCCCACAACTGCTTACTTAGGTTAGAGACGAGTTCTTAAACGGCGGCTAGACCACAGGTGGTACAGGAAATATTTCCCTAAATTCTTATATTTAGGTACATAATGGCGATTGGACCAGAGAAGAAGCGGAAGACAATAACAAAACTCTTTATATATTTACAGACAACACCGACAGAACTAGCGGTACACAAAAAGTAGATTCCCGTTCTCCGTATGCACGTAAATATGCAAATGGCAATACGTTGTATTATCCTACTAGAACCCAAGCTGTTCTTAGAGGATTACCAAATGCTATGCCAATTAGTACACAACGTTGGTATCATGAGGGAGCGAAAGGTGCTGCAGGAGTTTGGACTGATGACGCAGTAGAAGAGTTTAAGAACGTGGTTAGAGCAGAATTACAAGATATCGTTAATGAATTTAAAACAGGAAAGTACGACAAAATTATGGTCGGAAATAAAGACGGATTCTTTAATTCTTATATCTCTGACATATCACTAGCAAGATGCCCTAAAATATATAATGCTCTTAAAGAACTGCTTATAGAATTTGGAATGGATAGTCTTGTTCCTAAAAACGATACTGCTGAACAAGCATAGTTTGATCAAAATCATTTGCTAGATCAGTCTGTTTTAGAAGATGCAATGCAAACAGAAGAGTTTTCTGAGCGAGCAATTGAAGATTTTAATAAGAAAGTAGATCGAGGTGTTTCGTTAGAAAATGCTATAAAGAGTGTCGAACCTTTCTTTACACAAGACGAGCTTACTGAAATAGCAAAACGTGGACAGGGAGCAAAAGTGTGGGTAAAGAGTGTATCTAGACATACAGATCCTGTATTTTTTGCTAAAAAGTTCTTAGATTTTGTAAAGCAGAACGACAAAAAGCCAATGTCAGACAGCAGTAGATTCCTTGCTACAGAAATCTGGACTAAACATGATGGAGAACCGCTTGCTCAGATACTTGAAGCATGTAAAAAGTATAGAATTGCTCCAATGGTTTCGTTTAGTATTACTGGTCTCGGTGGCGGTCCACTGGAGCCTGGTGTTATGAAGTACAACGATCTGTTAGATAGAATAGAAGCTCTTATTGTAAACGGACATCTTGATCCAAGAACTACTACTATAAGAATAGATCCGATACTCGTAGGTTATACTAAATATGAAGATATTGTAAACATAGTAACTAGATGTAAATCTATGGGAATTCATAAGTTTGTAACATCCGTGGTACAGTCATACCATTACACTACTGGTTGGAAAGAAAGAGAAGTTGTTGGAAAGAACGGTAAACCATTTACGGTACTTGGCGATAGAAAAGTGGTAAGTGGAATAAACAACGCCCTTGCTTCTGTACAACAGCAATATAACTGGGATGAATTTTATGGTAAAATTACACAAGAAGATGTAGACGCATGGAATAAATTCAAACAAGAAAACCCAGGAACAGATGTTGTTGTAAAAGCAATACAAGCTGGTATACGATCTATTCCAACTGCAGCAAAGCTTGGACAGTATCATCATACGGTTAAACCAGAAAAGCTTAAGGAACTTGCTAATGTACTTAATGAACTTAACCAAGATCCAAATATAGAAATTGAAACATGTTCGTTCTATATACCAGGTCTTAAATATTCAGCGTGTCTTGATCCGGATATACTTGCAGCTGCTGTAGGCACAACAGAAGGTATTATGGACGAAAGTGGCGATTATGCTAGAAACGAAACACGTCCAGAATGCTGTTGTTTCAAATATAACAGTGACTTGTTAGGATATAGCGATCAATGTCCAAGTATGTGCGCATATTGTTATGGCGGTCATTCAGACGATGTTATAGATCAACAATATAGATATTATGACGAAAATGGAAACTTAAAGGATAATATATTTACTAGAGTACCAACATCAAACTTTAAAGGACACGACAGAATATTTAACGCTGTTCATACAAAAGACATCGTTATTGTTTCTGGAGGTGCTTATGGCGGTGATACGTTGTGGCACGAACGAGCTCTTGTACACGGTGCTTCTGTAAACAACATACACCATTTAGTTGCTGCTGATAATACGCAACAAGTACCAACGAATATAAAATATTCTGCACAGATGGTATATGATTATAATGGAATGTCTAGACCAGAAGTTAAAAGTAAATCTACGTTCGACGCAATATTGAATGGAGAACGTATGGCTACGACAAGATATGCTTCATAGGGGCATCTCGACGATTGGAAATCTTTAAAGGTTGGTGACTTTGTTTCATTTAGAAGCAACGACGGAAGAAAGCTTTATGTAAGAATAACAAAAGAAGCAACTACTCTTACAAAAGACACTGACGCCGAAGAATGGTCTAAAAAAGAAGGGTGGTCTACAGAATACTATAAGAAAGAGGTTTTTGATAAACACATTAACAAAAACGACGAGGCTGTTCAAATAGAATATGTGTTATACAATACTACTGTTAAAGCAAAACCAACAGTGAGAAGTAAGCGCCTCATTAATGAGGGTATTTCTCCTTTTGTAGTTTCTGAGGATAGATTATAGATCGCTAGAAAAGAATTACAAAAGATTACTGGTCGTACTTATAATAACGACTATGTTGGTAATTTGCAAGCTAGAGATTATTATCAAGCTGCTTGGGCAAACGCGGTTTATGCAATTGCTCCTATAACAGGAGATAAAAAAGGCGTAAAAGGTGGAACAAATTCAGCAGTTCAAACATCAATATATCTTAACAAGCCAACATATGTTCTTGATATTGCTACAGGTAATTGGTACGTATATTCTAAGAAAGATGGTATATTTATAGAAACACAAACACCAACATTGTCTAATAGATCTGCTCTTGTTGGATCTAGAACATTAGAGAAATATTCTAAAAAGGATAAAGATGGAACGTATAAAACTACAGATGTACTTGGCGAATATATAGGAGACGATGCAGTTAGGGCGCTTGTAAAAAAGGTAGATGAAGTATTTGATAAAACTGAGAAAAAAGCCAGTCTTTATGACAAATTACAAATAACTGAAGAAATGGCTATAAAAGCAGAAGAAGTTAAAAAACATTGTAAAAATTAATAAATATGATATTTTGTCCTAATTTAAAAAACAAGGTTGTAGGAAAAGAATTTAAAAAACTTACAGATGTACTTGGAGAAGACCTAGCATATCTTCTATGGGATAAAACAAATGGCGAAGGAGTCCTCTACGATGAGTAGGGGAATCTCCTTTAGTCATATAAGAAGATATTAGATCGTGCTAACGGAGACGAGGAATCTGCTATAATAGCTATTGCGGAAACTATAATAAATGGTACTCCAGACACAGAGTTAAAAACAGGAAAGTTTTTAAACTATTACGATTATCAGAAGGCGTATATTGAAAAGTTTATGCCAAAAATCAGAATGAATTTGAATAATTCTGAAATCAATGAGGTTGAAGATCAAATTGTGTTTAATAGAATTTCTGACCTTCTTGGTGTAGAAGCTGCGGATTCATTTCGTTATTATGTACACGAAAACATTGACGATCTGTCTAACAAGGTGTTTTCTATATCTGTAGATAAGAACAACCTTCCAGATTATTCCAAAGATGTTCGTACTAACAAGATTACAGAGTTGGCTCGAATCTGGTTAAATACAGAGTATTTTAATAATATTCTTCCAGAACAGCTTCAAAACCTGCGTAACAAATGGATAGATGGCGGAAAAGTTATATCATATCCTGAAATGTTTATATCGAACATAATAAACTCTATTAAACATTCAGATATAAATGAATATGATCAGACTACACAAGATATAATAAACAACGCTTGTATAATATCATATCGCGCTTCGTTCAACGATATTAAATAGAAAAGCCAACGTTTTGGTAAATTAAAACACGATATTTCAGACAAAGAAAGTAAGTTTTATAAATCTTTATTCGATGCAATAAAGCAACACAACACCAATATTTTCAGTACAAAACGTGCGTATGACGAACGGCTACGTTTACAATTAGAATATAAAGCCAATTCAGATTTACATAAGCAATTTATAAATTACTTATCAAAAAGTTTGGCTAATTATTATTCTGCAAAACAAAGAAAATCGCAATGGAATGTTATAACTAGCCCCACCAAGATGAGTTTAAAGTAGGTGCTTACTAGTATAGCAAAAGATCCAGAATATAAAATATATAAAGATCTGTGTGAAAGGTTATCTAAAATGTCTGGTGATATTGAAATATTATTCGACAGAATAGATTCCGATGCTACCTTTGGTCGACACCTATATACAAAAAATAAAAATTCAGAAAAAATTACTAAGATAATAATAGATGTTTATAAAACTAGACTAACCCCACACGAACAAATACAGACTATATTGCACGAAATCGTTCACGCCGCCACTATAAATTATTTAGTAGACCATAAAGAATTGTCACAAAAGTTAAAAAAATATATAGATTATATAGTTAGTGCCAATTCCAACTCGTTGTTTTACATGTTGTCTGATGTTTATGGGTTTAAAAATGAAAGAGAATTTATTGCTGAATTTTTCGCCAACCCAATGTTTCGCGAAAGTTTAAAGTATATGGAGCCAATGGAAGGCGGAGAATTTAAATCTCTGTTTCATTAGATTATAGATTTTATACTTTCTTTATTTGGTTATAAAGATAAATCCGGTAGTGTGTATGATCAAATAAGTCCTATAATGGAATATATATTAGACGAAGGAATTTCATATGGTTCTTTAGTTCAATATAACCCAATTAAACATGCAGAATTTGAACTCATACGTAGTAATTTACAAGCATAGAAATCAACTATAAAAAGCTCTATAGATCGTCTAACTTCTGCATACAAGCGTAAAACAAAAACAACGGCGTTAGATGAAGATGTAAAACAACATTTATTCTTTTTGCAGTGTAAATTAAAAAGCTTAGATGATACTGAAAGTAAAATCGAGGTTCTTAGAGTTTTTGTTGAAGATATTATTGGCGATATTAGAACACCAAAAAGTTGGTCTGGTAAATATTTAGAAAAAATACAACAATGGGAGGATGATACTAATTTTGAACATGTAACTCCATCAGATATTGTAGATGTCTATGAAAATGTAATATGTATATTAAATCTGTTTATTGGTGATACTGGTGTTATACGTTCACAAGATATAGACTTTGATGAAAAAGCCGAAAAAAACTTTGACTCTCTTAGAAAGGCAAAAGATAAGATTTACGACGTTTGGGCTCATGCGACACACGAAGTTAGTAGTAGAATAGTAGACGATTTTGTTGATAATTATGCTGACGCAGTAACCGAAGACCGCGAGGGTATGAAACAAGTAACAAAAGACTGGTTGTTCAACAGTATAATGTTTAATGACTTTGGTGGCGTTGTTGCATTTTTATATAACTACGCGAATTCTCCAAACCCTGTTATCAAACAGATATTCCATTTAATACAAACAAAAGAATCATTAACTGAATAGGAATTTGCAGAAATAATAAGACCAATCGAACGTCTGATGCACAAACACGACAATATGTTTAGCAGAAAAAAACATAATGTTGCAAAATTGATTGCAGAAAAAGATGCAAACGGTTAGTTTACTGGATATTATGTTACCGAAGCAAATCGCGGTGAATGTGAAAGAGTTGTTGAATTGCGTACAGAACAATTTCGCAATAAATTTATGGAAGACCATAAGTTTACAAACAGTTTTGGCGATACTATTTACCCATTCTATATGCAGGAAGATGGAAAATGGCTTCTTGTATAGAAGGTAGTAGATAAAGACGGCGATGTTACATTTATAAGGGAAGATGCTTTTTCACACAGAACTTCTCAATGGGTTCCTGTTGGTGGATCTTATTCTTGGTCTCCAACTGACGCTCCATTGTTTGTACAGTATATGCTCGGCATTGAAAAGATTAAAAGTGAAGAATATGATCGTCGTTATACTTTTAATTATTATAGTGAACGTTTAAGTCCACCATATCATGAAAAATATTGTCCTGATGGACACGGTTTGTCTCCTGACACTTTAGCAAAATATAACGAAATTCAAAGCGAAATAAACTTTTATTATGATCTTGCTACTGGAAAAGACGGTGTATGTAGGCCAGAAGATCTTTCTCCAGAAAATAAAGAAAAACTTAGATATTATAAAAAAGAATTAGAAAATTTATCTAATCCATATATAACACCTCCTAATTACGTTCAAGGTCAAACTGGCATTCTTAAAAGTGGTGATGATTATAGAATGGCTTGTGAAATTTGTGCGTGGCAGAAATATATAAACGACAAAACAGAATAGTCATTTGATTTTGATACTTTTGAAGAAGCACTACAAGAAGCAACCAAAAAAGGAAACCAAGATGCGTTTTTAGAGTTTAATGGTTCTTTTTCTATTTCACCAGAATATTATGAGTATGTTACTAAATAGGTTGCTAATGCTGTATATAACAAATTAAAAGCAGACGCAGCAAAAACTAATACAATATGTGCTTTTACGTTTGATCAAGTATTGCGTGCGGTTTAGACTAGATACGAAAGCAAAGATAAATCATTTAAAAAAGCGTTTGGTAAACTATTTAAAACAAACGACTTATTTAATCCAGATTTATCCGAATTCTATAATAAAATAGAGTATTTATTAGAAGCTAAACGATTAGACGAACAATCTGCTAAACCTTCTAATGCTACTATGGAGACAATTGGAGGTATTCCAATTGGTGTGGTATGGTCTAAGCATTTTAATAGTTATCAAATACCGTATACAACAAATAATGGTTATGAAAGGGTTATTGTAGATGACGATGGATATATTTCTATAGACGAACTTAACCCTTCAAAAGACATTAAACCGGAAGAAAGAGCAACATATTTAGATAAGGCGCTATGCTACTTTGAGGAACTTATAAACGATCCAAATCATTCTTTAGGTATCGGGTATTTAGACGGTATTAATGATGATCGTGGAGAACCTATGAACATAATAAATGTTGCTGACAGATAGTATGCTCAGTTCTCTAATAAAGGTCTTAGAATACAGCAATGGATTTATGACAATATTCTTACATATAAATACACTGCACGAGATAGTTCATGGACAGGAGAAACTATATTAAAGAAACCACTTACCATGTTTTGTGCACGTAAACCAGCAAAAGATACGTTTACTTGGAAAGGTAAAGAAGTTCCTTCTGTTTGTTGGACACCGACATCATCTAGGTTTAAACATAAAGGTAATGCGTAGGATAATAATTTTTTAAATTCTGACTATGATTTCTCTAAACAAGCTTAGGTTCAACCTAAGCTCAGTAAATATAGAAATCCAGATTACGATAAAATATTAGATGATTAGTACGCAAAATCTTTGTACGACTCTATATTTGATATAATGAGATATTGCTGGGATATATATTTTCCTGATCAGCCGTATTTAGGTCAAATGCCACAAATAGAAGCTAGTGCTGGTGCACAATTATCTAGACTGTTTAATAATGGATTACAAGCAACATCTCAACAGCTTATATCAAACATGACAGATGTACAGGCAAAAGATGATGTAATAAGAACAAAGGATAGAATAGTAAACCCAGATGGAAGTTACGCTAACGAGGTTCTTCAGAAATACGTAGGAAAGATAAATGACCCACAGATGATTTCTATAGATCATTTCAATGCTGTTGCTCATTTTTTAATGGCCGCTTTAAGTTATAAGAACAAAAAAGATATTCAAGATACTATAAAAGCTATACGTATGAGTTTAGATCCTAACATTAGATCTAAATATTTTGAAAAATTCGGCCAAAAAGAAGGACAATTTGAACCAAAAGAGAATAAAAACTCTGTAAAAGTATTTGATGCAATGGTAGATACGCATCTATATGATACAAAATCAGATTTTATAGAATCTGAAGATGATAGTGTTGGAACCGGTGAAGATAAAAACAAAATACGCCCATTAATGGTTGGTGCGTTTGCTACAGCTGGTTCTGCTTCTGCTGTAGCTCCATTGGCATTTCTTGGTTTTACAACACTTAGTGTATTTGGTATAGCTGTTCCTATAACAGCTGCAACGTTAATAACAAGCGCTGCATTTGGTATCGTTACTGGAGCTGCTGCTGCGTTTACTACATATTATCAAAAGAAAAACGGACAATCTGCTGGTGCTGGAAAGTATTCTAGATTATTCATTACTGCTACTGCATTACAGCTTTTAGGTTTTAACTTATTGTCTGCTATGACAGGTGCGTTTGACTCTACAATCACATTAATTCGTGTTGCGTTAGAAGGAACTGGTATAAACATAAAAGACTTAACCTCTTCTTTTTATCATGTTATAACAAACCTGCCAAAAATGTTGCAAAATATAAAAAATCCAGTAGCAAATAATAAAATCACAGAAATGATGAAAAAAGCTGGAGTTTCTATAGACTTCAGGTCTCGTTTTTCTGACGGATTAAATAGTAGAGCATATAGAGTACTAACAGAACTTCCAATGGCTGTGTATAGACTCGGAGATTACTTTACATCATCTTGTTTGCTTACATCAATGTACATGAATACAAGACTGTTTGATCCAGAAAAGTTTAAATATGATATAGACACAACAGTTCCTGCTGGTTTCTATACTAAAAACCAATTAGTAACTAAACTTATGGACGACGGATTCCTTAAAAAAGAAGCTATTGCGATTTATAATAGATGTAACGTTAATTTATATGATGCCACAGATGAAAAAGCACAACCTAAAGATGAGTATAAACATCTAATAACACAAGATAATTTTGATAGATGCAGGTCGTATTCTAAGTTTAGATAGGCTCTTATAAACGGAACTAACCCAGATAACGATAAAGCTCCTTGGAGAAATAGTCCGTGGGCTTCTGCTGTAATGTTATTTAGAGGATTCTTGTTACAAAATTTACAAGAAAAATTCGCTGGTGGTATAGACAATATACCAAAACGATTCAAACGCACTGAAGAACCAGAAACAACTGGTACAAATACTAAATTGGTTTCAAAAGTTTCTGTTATTCCGTTTACTAAACAAGAGCAAGAACGTAGATTTGCATATAACTATGAACTTGGACATTCATAGCCAGAAACATTTAAAGCTTTATATAGAGCGTGTGGTGCTATATTAGAGTATGTAATAAATCCAATAGTAAACGCTTTTCGTAATAAGAAATCTGAAACTAGAAAATTAAGCGCAGTAGAGGTTAACGCATTAAAGCGGCTATTTATATTCTGTTTATCTATGCTTGTACAAACAGTTGCTGTAAAACAATTCCATGATTTTGCAACAGACAATATAACACTTCCACAGAAAGTACACTATTATAAAAACAGAGATGTAAAGGGCCCTAAAGACGTATTCAATGCAGTAGATTGGATCAATTACTGGAAATATGCTGCCGAAAATAGACATTATTTGGCTATTATAGATGATGTTTTGTTTAGAACCCATACTTCACAGTTAAATACGTGGAACATATCGGATGCTGAGTCTATTATTACATGTGCTACAGTATTACAGTCTGGTTATAATCAGTTACTTGGTACTTCAAGAGCCACTCAAGAGCTTCTTGAAATAGACGACCTTGGAAATAGAAAGGGTAATCAAATAATTACCCACGGTGGATATGCAGGACAAACCAGAAAAGCTAGAGATTTAGCTAAAACTTTTGGGTGGTTAAATAATACACACACGTCGCTTACACTCGCTGGCGTACAAGCAAACTATAACTTTAACCGTAAGACATTTAACCCAATATTAAATAGAATCATTGGTAAAAAAGATGAAGAAAAACCAATTATAAAGAAGGCTAAACCAAACAGAAACGATGGTTATGATTTAGATATGTCTGGCACAGACGGTTTTGATTTAGGAACAACTAATAGTTCAGACGGTTTCGATTTAGAATAAAAACGGCGCTATTTAAGTACTGTTTATATAAAAAATAAAAAAAAGGGAGACTTGTCAATCGACAGGCCTCTCTTTTTTTATTGTTAGAACATCGTCAAATGTAATTGGCGGATCTTCTGGTGGCACATTTGTTATATCCATCCACACATATGATTCTTTTAACAACCAATCGGTGACTTCATCACCAAGTCCCCAAAAGTCTATAACTTTACGTTTTTCTTCTGTACTCAAATAGATAGTTTTATTGTCTATTTTGTAGTTTGGGTACGGATACATAGAATATAAACTATATGGAATTCCTTTTATATATCGAATACCATTGAATTCTACACGATTATCTAATCGAAGTTTTCTGTTAAGTTTTATTGTTTCTTCATTAACTGGATTTGTTCGGTAAAGTAAGAATATTTTATGTCCTTCTTGTGGGTGATCTGGATCTGCTGTATATAAGTTTACAAATCCTTTTTCTTTAGAAAAATCATCTTTATTTAAAGTTGATGGTGAAAGTGCTATTATTATTTTTTCAGTTGGTGTCATTGGATCAGTGTCTCTATTCCATCGTTCTTATAATACTCTAAAGAATGGTCCCATTTATTGTTAACAAGGTGCCATCCTATTTTATTTAGAGCATCATCTATAGTAGATTGACGGGTAATGATATCTTTATTTTTTACATACAACACACGAATTTCATAGCTTCCTGTAGTATCTATAGGTATAAAATACCTATCAAATTTCCATTGTGATGGGTCTTCGTGCTTTTCTATAGCTAAATACCACTTTACAGCTTGAGTATAATATTCAAGTTGCCTTAAATAATCATACTTATCAACACTGTGTTCAAAAGTCCATATATTTTGAGTAGTTTTTAGGTCTGCAATAATACAGCGTTTGTTTTTAAAATCGAACGCTACATAATCTAATAAAGATTTGCATTTAACCATACCATAATACGTGTACTTTTCCCAATTTATATGGAATTCGTGGTGAACTTCCATAGATGTTGGGATTTCTTTGAAAAGCCATTGGAACGCCCAGTGATTTTTTGCAGTTTCTCCTATACGGTTTAACATGTATGAATCGAAGTCTGATATTATTTTTCTATTGTCATTTGACTTCAGTAATTCAATATAATCCTTAAGCTCTGAGGCTATTTTTAAGCCTTCTGATAGCATTTTTTCCTCTGACTTACCAACTATGCTATAAGTGTCTTTGTATGCGTTTAAAACGGCTCTATTTGGCTCTATTTCAAGGGAAGATGCTATAGTCTGACAGAACTTCTCCTGTTGTGCAGAAGAAGGTCTACGTTTGTTGTAAAGAACGTAGTCCTTATCGAACTCTTCTGGCTGTAACAAATACTCGTGTATCATTGTTCCACGCTCCAAAACAGCATTTTTCTCTTCTTTTGGAGGATTTGTTAGCATCTTATGTAAAAAGGCTGGCCCCTTACTAAGGAACCAGCCTATATTAGAGTTTGAGATCCTTGTGAGATCTTCATAATACGGTATAGATAAATCCATCATCGCAATTTAAGATTTAACGTTTTTACGATAGTTTCGATAGAATCATCCTTAAACAGTTGCATTTCTTCTGCAATGGTATTAACGTTATCAAAAGATATAGTTCTTACATTATTAAAGATATAATCAATAGCTTCAGTTGTACGAGCTTCATCATTAATTCTATCTTCAATCAATTTAAATGCAATATCTTTTGTTAGTCCTTTATATGTTTTATTGTATCGAATACGAGAACATCTATCTATAAAATATTTAGATATATCATCTTCTTCGTTACACGTACAAATTACTAATTTCTTTAGGGTATTAGATACTCCGTCAAAGAAGTCAAGTAAGTTTTTTGTAACCCAATATTTATCAATTTCATCGAAGATTATACATACATCTGTTTTAAATTTTGAGAAAAATGATTCTATATTACAAGATGCAACGGATTTATTTATTACAAGTATTGGTAAGTTAGATTCTTTTGCTAAATGTTTAGCGAAAAGGGTCTTTCCAGAACCCTTCAATCCACTTAACAACACACCTGTAGTTTTCTTTTCTGTATTCTCAAATGTAGTCAATATACGATTTTCAAAGTTAATGTCATCATTGGTTAAGTAATAATTACTAGGAAATGTGAAATCATTTCCTTCTACCAAATATACCTCATCTGTGAATCTATCTTGCTCTACATTATATATTTTTCCGTTGACAAGCGAATAATCGCTTCCTTCTACTTTTGGAATTATTTTACCGTTATGTGATACAAACTCTTGTGTGTTATTGTTTTTCATTTTGTTTCTGACTTAAAAGTTCTTGAATCATTTCATCTACCTGCTTGTGATTTCTCACAAGATAACATGTCATTTTAGATCTGTGTCGTTTCAGGTAATATTTAAACAATTTATATCTTAAAGGAAATGAATCTCCTATAAGACCTTTACATTCTACCACAAACCCTTTTCCTATAAAGTCTGGTAGATATGTAATAGGGCGAATCTTTTCGCCCAAATACTCGAACTTTGGAAGTAGTGTAAAATGCTTTGGCTCATATTTCACTGGTATACCAGCTTTCATAAAAGCTTCATAAGTATAGAGTTCGAGTTTACTCCTAAAATGGATTCCATACTTATCGACCGATGTCGCATTCTTTACCCTACCACCCTGCTTTTTCATGGATCATAGTCTCTTGTATAAGGGGTTAATGTTTTATCTAGCCATGCTTTCACATCGCTAAATGAATTATTTTTTACAGCATCAGATATGTCTTTTGCGTTAAATTTTTTGTTTACAAAGAACGCATGTAGCTTATAGCGTTTACTATAATCTCTTGCTTTTTGCATTCCTGTTTTGTCACGATCATACAATATAAGCATTTTTTTCCATTTACTCCGTAAAGACTTTAATATGTCTTCTGGAATAAATGTGGTTTCACTTGAGCTAGCTATAGCATAAAATCCCATCTCATACAAACACATTACATCCTTTAGAGATTTTGTAATGATTAGGAGATCACCACCCTCTTTTGGTAACTCGGCTAGTCCCTGTACGTGCCGATTTGTCAGATTGGTACGCCATTTAGTATACTTAGAGGCTAATGGACGATAAATCTTAAATTTATCATACACTTTATATGCATACATAGGACTATCTTCTTTGTAGGTTCCTCTGACGACTCTATTACAAAGAAAGTATTTTATGCTAAATACATTATATCGTCGTAATGTATCAATAGATATATGAAATTGCTTCCAATATCTTTTGTCTATCTCAGTGAAAGGTTGACGAACAATACCGATGTCTGTATCTACTCTAGATGTATATTCTTTTGTAGTATTAATTTGTACATTAGTAGGATTAATCCTTCTAACTATACGCAACAGTTCTCTTTCGAGTTCATCTCTTGTTTGTAACCCCTTGTAAAGCTTCATAAATTTTAGTGCATTACCAGATACTCCAGTACCGTGGTCTTTAAACAATAAAACACCTTCTCTACTATAAAATATAGCAAATGAAGGCATCTTATCATTATTTCTTAATGGACTATTTATAAGCTTTCCTGGCTTTATGTTGCCTAAATAATATGAGTATATTGTATAATCATCAACTTTATTCAATAAGTCTTTTAGACTCATTGTAATTGCTGTTTTTGTACTATACATGGTTTAAAACTCTTTATGTGGCTCCGTAGGGAATCGAACCCTACGTGGACTAGTAACTATGTCATCATAAAACAACTATGAACAAACGAACCTTTCGTTATGATATTAGATATTAAGTTGTCCATGTCTGTGTTTCTCAACACCCTGACGAGCCGTGGGAGGGGCATTTCACCCCTCTAGGTCAATAGAATTGACTGCTCCACCAACCTGCAAGCGATTAAAAAGGTAAATCGTCTGCAGGGTTTTTATTTTCACTCACAGTGTCCGGAATAATGCTTGGTGGGAGATTAAGCGGGTCATTTTGTTCTGTATCTGCGGATACAGGACGCTCCATAAGATCCTTTTTAAAGATCTTTATCTGCGAGTCTGCTATTTCCATTTTCTCAACAAAAATACCGTTCTGACTTACTTGGGTATAACCCTTTTTGTCATAACATACCTTAAGTCGCAATGGCTTATTGGTACCGATCATTGGGTCAAGAATACCTTTTACCCAATTGATCATGTCTATAAAAGTATTTAGTTCAGCGTCTGGACGCTTATCATAGAAACAATCAATGATTTGACAGATGCGTCCAAACTGAACGTTATCGCGTCTCTGTAATTCTTCGTCTGTCTTAATCCATTGATTCTTTTCGTTTTTCCATTCCGTCATACTTGCGGTCTGGCCGTCCGAGTTTTCGAAGATAATCTCTAAGAAATCTCGACCGTTTTGGGTTTTGTTTACATTTACCTCTTTAAGGGTTATATTTTCGTTAATACCTACAGGCATGTAAGAACCTGTGAATTCCTGATTATTTGTTGTTGCTGTTTTTGTACTATACATAATTCTTAACTCTGAGTTATACTTCTGGTTTATACACACGATCCCAATACGTAGTAATGGAACCGTCTTCGTTTCCGGTGGCAATAACTATATCCTTTCCTGCAATATGTTTTGCTCTAGCTTGCATGATGGTTTCCTCATCACTGTTCTTAAAGCTAATATGGGTTTCGTTACCTTTACGGTACATATAACCCACAGCATCTGCTAGTCCACATATAATTCTACCGAGTTTTCCGACTAGATCGATTTCTTTTGCGTTTACTTCTTGTCCGTCTTTTTCTGTTATACTATCTTTGACATGTCCAATCAATATAAATTGATCACACAGCTCTTTAAACATATCGATTACTTTCTTTACAGCATCGCGTAAGTACTTATAACCTGCACCTCGTGGTAGTGTTGTTACATCTGTTCCTTTCCAGTTTTTACCCAGTTCGGTAGAACGATATAATGTACAGGCATAAGACATACAAATGTCTTCGAGTCGTGTTGCATTATCGATAGTAATGTGTTTATAGAATTTATGTCCAACCTCTTCGTTCTTAGCTCGAATGGCTTGAGCAATTTCGCCTAAGTCTGCGATTGTTCTTGCTTGAACAGCAAGAGCATCGATAAACTTAGATCCGCCTTCTAGGTCTATAATAAGATTGTTCTCTATTTGTGCTACAGCACTAGTTTTACCTGTTTTAGGCAAACCATAGAGAACAAGATATTGTGGATTTGTTGAAGTTGCTGGAACTTTTTTGGTAGGTAGTACTAATGTGCTCATTTTTATTGAATAACACTAATTTTTAAACCGTTTACGTAAATATCAACAATTGTCTTCTTTGTCTTCTTAGGAAGAAGATTAAAGAAACTCTTTTTGCTAAAATCGTTATAAAAATACAGATCAAAGCCAATTTGAATAGAGTCCTCAAAGAAGATTACAGGAGTATTACCAATGTAATATGTTACACCATATACATAGGGGGTATTATTCTTACCATAGTTGGCAAGAAAATTCTTGGCATCGATAAAAGTAGCTACATCGTCAATAGTCGTGGTCTTACTTGTAGTATTGGTGGTGTTCAGGTAATAGTTCTTATCCATTACATCAGCAATAATAAGATCATCGAGCATCTTAGAATAATCGGGCTTCTCAGCACGAAAGTTAAAGATTGAATTACTAGTGTTATTACTCTTATCAAAATCAAAAATATAGTTTTTCATATGTTCAGCCTTTTTTAAATGTGTATACTATATCGTCTATCAGCATTCTATCAGATTGTTGTACATCAGTTCGTTCTCGAATTCGATTATACAAGGTTTTCCCGCATCTCTATTTTTCAAGATGTGCAAGTACACCTTATTACTTGTCTGCAAATGACTTGGTCCGTATTCTGATATACCAAGGATTTCTGGTCGGTGTAATACTAATACGTAATCACTCGCTTGGAATACTGCGTCAGACGACGAAATATCACTACGCATAGGGTAGTGGTTTGATGGATTGTTTATTCTTTCTGAAGATTCTATATTTCTATTCATTTGACCAAGCTGTATAACAGAAGTTAGAGGGAGTTTCTTTACTTGGATAAAGACTCTTTCTAACTCACTAATTGTTTCTAATACAGAACCAATCGGTTTTGTTAATAAAGTATGGTCATATATGATAACAAAGTGTTTATTTGTTCCTTTAACGTGTTCGTTGTAGAAACTCATAATAACTTCATTTACCTGCATGGGAGTCATCGGATTATCTACAAAGTAGATAGGATACTCCTTTAGCTGATTGGAAACATTTATGACTTTTCTGAATGTATCATCGTCTAGGTCCGTTTCCGAACTATACAGGGTGGAAGTTGTTTTTCTAATTTTGTTAGAAATTGTTCTTCCAACTTGCCTAAATCCAACCATTTCTAATGAAAAGGTAAGAATTATAGTTTCTTCATTAGGATTACAATCTATCAAGTCAGTTTGGATTAAGTTCGCCATTGAACTCTTTCCGCTTCCCGAGATGCCAACTATGGTATAAACGGTATTTGGTTCAATACCTCCCATACATTGCTTGTTAAACTTTTTCCATCTCGTTTTTAGGGATACTATATTATGTTCTCGTCTTCCTGCCATATAAGCGATAGCTTCTTTCGTTACTACGCTCATTGGTCTAACGATTTTAGACAAATTCTGTTCCATACGCTTTTGTAGCTTTTGACTCATCGTTCATTTCATCTTCAATTGCTTCCCATTGGTTTCTTGTTAACCAATTCCACATGGTCATCATATACCCACTAGAGCCTTCGCGCGAACGTTTTGCTAGTTCGTATTCTAGACATCTAATTAGGTGTTCTGCTGTTGCAGGATTATGACCACATTTAGTATTGAACATGTTTCTACACTTATTTACGTTTGCACGCAAATAGCTTTTGGACCCATCTTTTCTAATAACATATACAGGGTACATTTCGTAAAACAGATCAAAATAGTTCTTTTTTAGGGTAAGAACTTCGTTAGCTTTCTCTGTTATACTATATGTTACCGTATCACTATTCTCTATCATAGTGACATATCCTTTATCAATTAAGTCTGATATTTCAACGTCGTCAATAAGGCTGACTAATTTACGAGCGCTTTGATCTAATTTTTGATTCTTACTCAATATCAAACTTAGGAAGATTAACTGATTGTTATTTATATCTCCTAGGTTTAGGAGATCAGTGTTTACTTCTAAAATCATACTATTGACTCGTCGGTTCTAAGTTGGTTAAAAAAGTTCTAATTGTTGTTCAGTAAAGTCAGAAATTATCTTTTTGGCTTCGCTGATATAGTAACGGTAATTTACCTTTCGGTCTACCATTAAGCGATCATCGAGTTTATTTAAAACAGTTACTCCAGATTTCGTTAACATGTTGTTATATTGTAGTTCTCCATCTGGATTTTGTTTAACTTTATATAGGTATGCACCATTTGTTGATGCATAAAACCTATTTATTCGTTGAATTGGTTTATCTCCATGTTCAACTTTAAACTTTCTATCGACAGCTTGTGTCATTAGAAAATCATATATATCGTTATCGTTTTTAATAAACTCGTCAACGGATTGTCCGGTTAAGAAATAATTTATAACAGCTTTTGGTATTACAACCGGTGCTAAGCCTTTACCAAGTTTTGTTTCTGTTATAAACATACCTTTCTTTTCTATCAATTTTGGATTATGAGATTTTGACCATCCTTTAATGACACCAAAGTAGTCATTTATAGCGTATTGATAAAACGCTTCGTACTCATCTATTTCAAAACTAAGTTGGGTTATAGATTCTACTTCTGCTATAGCTTCCTGAATTCTATTTGCAGAAGTCTTTTTTGATCTATAAACTACACCATCTGTATTGCATTGGATAATCTCACAGCCCAATGACAATAAGCGATCCACAACCATCAATAAAATCAACTGACCGTTAATTCTAATTTTGAATACGTTAAATGGATCATATAACCAACTTACCTCCTGTTGCATCTTGCCTGTAGGAGAATTAAGCACAATTTTTAGGAACTTGTTCTTAAGGTCTTGACCAGTACGTTTTGCTTCTATTCTCTCTTTATACAAATTTGAGAATATATCGCAAAATAATTTTCCTAAGTGGCGAGGTCCCCATTGATATTTAATCAATAGAGACGGATACATTGATGTTACATCAGCGTGTCCAATAAACTCGTCATCTTTAGGGAGGAATATTTTAGGAGTATGTATAGTATGTATACCACCAACTCCTATAGAATACACCACATTCGAGAGAACAAACTTCTTCTCGTAGCCTTTTCGCTCTTTAGAGTAAACTACCTGTTCCTTCATTTCCTCTAAAATGCTCTGTAACTTTGGGTTTTTGTATTTTATAAATGGCAGAATGACATCTTTCAATGGAATATAGTCCATTGGAGATCTCATTTCCTTTATAACATTTTTCGGAATACCTGATTTATTAGAATATTCTTCTAACAAAAAGGTTTCTGCCATTTTCACAGAATCCATCGATAAACAATCAATTCCGTGTTCGTGTTCAATAAATAATCGCAATTCGACATCACCCTTCAGTTTGTTTAATAACTCTTCTGTTGAGTTAACGTCGTTTATATTGTAGGATATCATATTGTCTATTTCACATGCAGGAAGATTGTTTTCAAAATCTCCTTCATACTCATATACGTTTTTATAACGCATTGTTATCTGCATTGTTTTCAGTCCTACACGCAATTTTCTACTAAACAACATTGTTAATAAGTCCATAGAATAGAAGTAATTTGCATACCTCCATCTTTTGACTTTATCTCTTGTTTCATCCTCGTCTTTTACCAATGTTTGTGAAAGATTGAACAGAGAGCCACATATTTTCCAATACGGTAAGAATTGCATCTTGTTGTAATAGTCTATAATATAGTTTATAATAACATCATCGTAGTGTTTGTTATTATACCCGCAGAACATTTTGTCAGTACCAGATACGAAAAAACCAACTAGTTTATCCAGCTGGTTCTTTCTTTCTGATATTTCAAATTTGTATAGTTCTCCGGTCTCTGTGTCCTTTGCACAACAATGGAATACGTTAGGAAATATTTCTATGTCGTAGACATATACTTTTTTGTTTCGTATCCACATGACTCTCAGGTTCTTAGTTATACTTAGTGCGTGTGGGGGTTATAATCCCCCTACAGCTATATTATGCTGTACACGCTTCACATGTTATGCCACTTTCTTTTTTATTGGCACTAATACCCCTCCGGTTTTTCCTCCGTGAGATTTTAATACCGCACATGTCATGTTTTTATGGTCTTTCCATGTGGCAGTGGTAATTGCCTGTGCTTTTAATATCAACTTAGACTTTTTTGAGTCTAATATGTTGACATTATGGCCTTCGTTATGAGCATCTTTTATTTTTGCAATAAGATGATCTTCATATACGTGAGGTTTTACCTCGAATCGGCCTATTAGTGGTAGCTTATTAAACATAGTCGTAACCAAACGTTCTATGTTACCAATCGCTGCTTTTTTCTTTTCTTCCCATTCAGGTAGGAATTGAGATTCAAACAGGTCTTTTTGTGAATCATCTGTTTTTACTGGACATGGATTTCGTTTAATCCACTTTTCTAGCTTATAATTCACAAAGGCTTTCATTTTTTCATCTTTTGATAGATTCTTAAACAAAGTCTTTTCTATAAGAGAATAGTCTCTGTACTCTTTTTTACCTAAGTTCTTTGGTTGTGGATATGACATCTTCTTCCAAGAATCATCATATACATACTCTCCAGCATCGTTTTTAACTATTTTACGATGCTTGTTCTCGAACTGGGGTATTGTATTGTTATTAACCGTATATTTACGAGAATTGGTTGCAAGGTGCGCTACTTTTCTTCTACGAACCTTAATACGAATGCTGCTATGTCCCATATTAATTTCTCTATGTAATGCATTTATGCTGCTTTCTTTTTAAGTTGTTTGCCGCTATTTTTATTCTTTCGGATAGGCACAATAGTAGCCTTTTTTGCCTTTCTAGAGGCTCTGACATCAGCTAAGTTCTTCTTTTTCTTAGCTTCTGCTCGCTTTTCTATTTTGCTTTTCCGCTTTGCGACTTTCTTTTTCGGCACCTTTTTGTTTTGTACGACGTTATCTCCATCGTCAAAATCAATTCGTTTCTTGCGTACTAGCGGTTGTATCTTTGCGCTGTCTGGTAGAACTTCTCGTAATTTATTGAGCAATTCGTTATCTCCTACGAACTTCATCCAGTATTCCATGATAATATTATCGTTGGCTTTTGTATCTATGTGCTTGTTTACTATAGACGATATAATCTTGTAATCCTTTTGAGGAAAGAACACATATATGTCATATGTGTTAGGAGATGCCAGGAGCTCTTTCAGTTTTTCTACGTATGCATTAGTCTTTTCTTCAGACAATCCATATCTCTTGCATCTTCTTTTCAATGCGTTGACACGGAATGCAACATAATTTTGTTCACGACGCTCTGCTTTTGTGAGCTTACTTGTGTTATCTACTGTATTCTCGGTTGTAGTCTGACCATTATTGGCAGTGTCTACTATGGTATTTTTCTTCATAATTTGATATTATTAAATTAAACATGTGTCGTTATTACGACTTAGTGACTAGGTGGGAGCATCGAATCCCTCTGATATAATATCAGCTGTCCACATACAAATCTAGTCTATCGATAACTTTATACTGTTATGTCATCGATAAAATTATTTGAACAATTAGCAAGGTCAATCGTTGTGTTCTTATTGAACTTATCCAATGCTGCATCGTGCTTATTTGCCTCCATCTGATGTTTGTTTATCAGGGATGCAATCTTCGCAGATGTAAATGTTTCTATCTTGCTAAGCTTGTCCAAGCCCTTCTCTGCTTTAAGAGCTGGGTTTATAGTTTTAATCATCTTCAACTGGGCAATTGCCTCTTTAGCCTCACCAGCAGCGAAGATTGAGTAATTGTTCGTCTTTTTAAATGCCTCTATGTCAAACATAGTGATACCCATATTGAGGTATTGTAGCATTCCTTTAATCATGATTCGTTTGTTAGCCATTTGAGTAATCTCATTATAGAGAGCTTTAAGGTCATAGTTAGAACCTAAACCTGCTTTCTTGGCTTTCTTACTCATTACGTTTTCACTTCGAATAATTCGCCAATAATCGTTAATTTTACGATCGAGGTTCTTACGAATGATGATTATACTACCTGAATTCAACTTGATTGTCTTATTTTCCATATTATATTGATTAAATTAAACATTAGTTGAATTCGAGAAGTCATTTGCGTGATTTAAATTGGTTACGAGCCAAGATAAATCAAAGAATGTTTAAAGAACCGAGATAAACCAAAGAATGTCTAAATAGGGATTAGAGTAAGTCTCCCGCAGAAGTATACTCAATGCCCCGCAGAGCATGTTCCCTATTTTAGACATATGGTTTTGGAATATTCTAATATAAAATGTTAGATAAATTGATTTGTATATAATAGCACGTACATGTGTTGATCTCCCGAAGAAGTCTTCACAGCCCCCGCAGAGGCTTTTAGCGTACCCGCATTATTTTCCACCAATCCATCGAGCATTCAATATTTCGAATACATTTCCAACGCAATCGACAACCTTAAATGTAACTGGTGTTACAGGTTGAGGTGTGTCTTTTACGTGTATCACAACTTTGTTATTACTGTCAGATGGTGACTCTTTTTGGGTGTGTGAATTAAGCCCACTAGTTTTCCAATATCCATCTGATGTTAAATGGCGTACAATGTCGAAGAATCGATCTACAAGCCAGTCCCAATTCTTTTCACGAATACCTCGCATAAGAGTTTCGTGACCCAGTCCTTCTAAGACTGGTGTTGCAGCCTTGGTTCCAGCTGTCATATCGACTAATGCATCCCATACACGAAGAGCGAACTCTTCAAATGAGATGTCTTTCTTACATTTGATAAGGTTATTCCAGAAGTTACCTAACGGAGAGTTCCAACTGTATTTACCCAACTGAATCAATCCGTTTTCACGGACGATTTTGACCGAAGTGTAACGCTCACTATGTTTGATAGGAGCAGTTACTCGGTCATAAATCTTTGGTTCCTTAAGGAGAGCCTGTATCAAATCACAGCTTTTGGCTGTAAGAGAACCACAACTCTCCATATTGTTTACTCTTCGTGATTAGCAGGAGAGATCACAATGGTAGGAGAACCAGGAGCACCTACTGCCTGTTTAGGAGTAGAGCTAAGAATCTGCTGGGTGTACTCGTTGGCACGATCTGAATTGTTCTTAATAGTAGAAATGAGACCGTCACGCATCTTTGTCAGTTGAGCAATAAATGCGTTGATACGAGCAACTTCAATCTGGTTCAACTCGTTTGCCTTCTTGGCAAGAGCCTCGCCATCTGCATAGATGGTATTAGAACCAGGGTTGGTGAGAGACTCCTTCATAGCCTCCTCAATCGGACGATTGAATGGATTGCTACCAGCGATGATAGCGGCACTTGCCTCAGATTTCTCTCCAGGATTGAAGATCACAACGGTAGAACCATCTACGTTGGTCTTAATCTGCTGAGATACTACGTCATAACCGCGTACGACGTAGCGGACAGGAGTGCGGTTTGGCATAAAATCTTTAGAACCGCTGTTGCTGTTCTCGAGCTTTACGCGGTCGAAGTCGGGGTACGACTCTACTGCACCGAGGGTGAAATACTTTCCGCCAAGGAGGCCTCCAATAATGTTAAGTTGCTTGCGGTTCTTTTCTACTACCGCCATGTTTACGTTTGTTTCCATATGTCTTATCCTTTTTGATATCGTTATTGATTAACTAACGATAAGATTAATAATATGCTACTTCAAAAGGTGTAGCGTTACCTTTGAGATATGATAGTTTAACATCTTGGCTCAAAGGCTCTCGGATGTCTTTTCAATTTTTATATACATCTTTACCCGTGCTTATGAGAGGGATGTTTTTGGTAAATCCATACAGGTTGTTTCCTAGCTAGATAGACTTACACAACTCGAAGTTGGTTCTTTCTATCGGGGATCAAACGGTATGATCAGCTATGCCCGTCATTAGGAAATTCTTCTGTCTGCGATAAAACTGCAAACATTGATGTTGTACAATCAAGTACAAAATTTACTAAGATCATTTTGTTTATTTTTTGTAAAACAATAATAGACAATTTAATGCCTACTTCTTAAATGAACCAACTAGTGCTAAGCTTTCGCATCCTAAACGGCAAAATTTTGGTTCTTCCCACGAAAGTTAGTGATATCTTTAGCGTATTTTCCAAGTATGCTTAGATTCACCACGATTGTTATTTAACCACAGATTTTCTCTAATGTTGTCAACATTTTCACACATCCAGATTATCAGGAATGTGATTAGGCTGTCGCTAATTTACCTTTTCCTACTTAACGTGAGGAGTACGTTTCTTTATCGAACAGTCTCACCTTCAGGGGGGTCAACGACTCTACGGCTTGATTTTTTATCTTGGCAAGTGCTTGCCTCTTTGTTTATAGTGCACGAATACTGGAGGAATTCCACCTCATACCTTATCATGCTTGTCACCCACTTATCTTCTTTGCACATACCTCGAGACAGGAGGTAGTGGTTCCTGCATACGATTATATCACTGCGTCTAATCAGTTGATAAGCTGCCCATCACATTTTTGGTATACGACTTTATACTTTCCACCCACATAGATTTGCGGTCTATGCTTCGCTTCGTTTCGTATTCTGTCAATTATTTCTCAGTCACGGTTGGCACTTGACACCGACTCAATCAAAAAATGGCTAATTTACTATCCATACAACGGTAGTTAACGGCTTATTATTCCGCTTATAATTAACGTAATTTGTCTATCGGGGGACATGTCGTTAATAATGTTATTTATAATTATTCGCGTTGACTTATTTTCATAGAAACCATCTTAGCTTAAAGTTATTATTCATATTTAGTATATAACACAAGGTCACGTGTGTTCAGGGACTAAGTAGTATAGCAATAACAGTAGCGATTTCTATTATTATCCGTCTAAGCATGTATCTGGATCTCTTTCAATACTGGAGTGTACTGTGTCGAATCGAAATACATAAATGATATTGGTTTGGTTGGTTAATTGTCAGGTAATTATCCTTATTGCTTACCACAGCTTTTTGGTTCTGTGGGGCATTTTTAAAATAGACAACATTGTTCGCTTACCAACAACATTGAATTCACGTCAGCCTTTGAACGCGGGCTCTTCGTCGCGTAATCACTATTGATTTCAGGTCTGCATTACCTGCTGGTCATTCCACTTTTTTATCCCGCATGAACGAACAAGGCCTGGCGGTCACACTTCATCGTAATTCAGCCGTTTTACCAACTATATCCCCTGCGCGTGTTAACCAGAGGCACCAGATTTGCACTGGACTGGACTTACATAGGCGACGTAGTTACGGTACATCCTGTAAGTATTATCCTTACAGTATTGTTTACTCTGTGTATTTTTTCGGACCTTTATATTGGCGTTGGAGACCAAAAACACTATCCTACAGCTTTTATTGGTTGATACATCATATAAGGGTGGGATGCCTACTTACTCTAGTCATACGTCGATATCATTGCAGACAATGCCATACCATGTACATTCTCTCCCACAACGTAGGTTTTCAGTATTTTCTTATATGTTTCAGCTCGTGTACGTAATTCTAAGGATGTATCAGTCACTTAGATTTATCGATACGGTTCATTTTTGCTCTTCTTGAGACTTACGGGTCTTTTGTTATTATTCCATCACCAGACGGTTCTCATGGTAACAAGGAGGTTGATACATACCCTTACTCCTCTTACTGTTTGCTTTTCAACTGTACAACAAAAACAGAACAAACAGCATTTCATCCTACCTTTTGGGTTTCTCACCCTTTGAGAGGGCTAACATATTCTCAGATCAAGTATTGTTGTATACGATGGTCCTGGGCTAATGAGACCCACTATTTTTAGCGTTCCACACGCCCGACCAAAGGAAGAATCAGTGTGGAATACTATCCAGTTTGGTAACTGTATAATACTCCACAGACGTGTCGTCTTCACAACACGTCATTTTTGCCAGATAATACACTGGGCGATCAACATATATTGTATCACCCCGTGTTCGATTTACTCTTGTGCGTTTTTTAGTCGCGGTGAGTTTAGTTCTCGTTGCCTTAACTTTCTTCTCCAGCTCTGTTATACGAGACTGCAGAGAATCGGTGTTTATTTTAGGAGTGTTTACCACTTCCTGTGCACCTTGTTTTTTCGCTTGGTCTAACAAAAGATCCAAGGGCATTGACATTTTTGAATCAGTTGACATATTCATTGCCATAGTTGGCAATGTTGCCGCAAAGGCACCATTCTGATTGTCGTTTGTTGTTTCATGTAGTGCAAGTCCTATTCCAAAGATTGCAAACATCATGGAACACAAAATAGATGTAAATTTTCTCATAACTTTGATAGTTTTTGATTACTCGCCCCAGAAGAATTTGTCGATTCTGTTCTTAACGGCCGTCATAAAGTCGCGAGACTTTTTCTTAATGACGGCAATTATTTTTTTGAACCTTCCTCTTTTGCAGGCTCTTCAACCTTCTCTTCTGTAGACTCGTTGGTTACAATCAGTTCTGTGATATTGCTTTCTTTGTAAGCAATGTTCTGCTGCAAAGGATCACGGAACATGTTGATGATTACACCAGCATACTGTTGCATGTTGTGGATAAGAGAATCATGTTCAACCTGCTTAGGTGTGATTCCACGATAGTAGGTCTTCATGATTTCAGAAGCAGTTCGGTGAGCGGTTTTGTATTCTTCGTGCTCACGATTGTCGTATGCTTCTGGCAGAATGTCAGCAATTGCGGTAGAAGGATCTGTTACAAATGAAGAAACTTCCTTGTAACTTTCGATGCAAGACTTATATGTCTTGATCTTTTCATTCTCCTTTTCGATTGCTTTGGCGTTCTGCTTCTTGTTCTTGCTCAAAGCCTTGATGTTAGCCTCGCATGTAGCGATTGACTCTTCATCAGCTGTGATCTTGGAATCTGCATTCCAAGTTACAAGAATCTTAACCATAGATGCTACTGCCGAATCATCGATAGTAGGATGGCCGGTGGTTTTGTCAAGCGTATTGTTGCGGAACATGCAGAAAGCCGCCACAGGGCTCTTAGTAGTTGCCGTCGCCGTATACAGAAGGTTTGAAATTCCGTGCATGGAGAATGGACAGGGGCCAATAATCTTAACCACGTCTCGAAAGAGTTCCTCATTAGAGGCATCCGATACCTTTTTCTTGGCGGCCTCATCGTCGCCTGCACGAAAGTACAAATAGTCACGATAGAACTTAATCAGGGAAAGAATTCTCGCATACGGACGCGCATCTTCCTTGGTAGAGGCAAGAATATATATTCCACCTTTACGCACTCCCTCTTCAGTAGTTACCTTTGAACCATCTGTCTCAGGAATTTCTTCTGCAATGGCGTTCTCCTTTTCAATAGACGCCTTGGTTTCCTTAGATACAGTTATTGCTGTACTAGGAAGTTCGATGTTTCCATTTACATCTGGTGCTGGAAGCGCCTTAGTATCCAAATGGATACCAACTTCTCCGCTAAGTGCTACAATATTATCTACTGTGCTCTTAGGAAGCAGCATTGTAAATGGATTCTTTGCAAGAGTAATCTCGCATGCGAGAGCTGCTACTTGCATCACAGCATTAATCTTATTAATACTGTTTACTGTTTCTTGTGGCATACCTGTGTGGTTGGCTGCCATAGGATCTTTACGGAATGTCTCGTGCATTACGGTAATAAGATCCATACGATGGTTAGGATCCAGACCTGCAACATGTACTGCCATTTGCTCTGGAGACATGTTTGTCAGATTTTCCATCTGCTCAGAGGTTACTTTACTGTTGTCAACCTTCTGCTCTACTTTAGGAGCCTGTGCTCCCATTTTTCCTGTTTTCTTACTCATTTTGATAATGGTTTTAAGAGTTAAATAATGTTATTGACTATAATGAACCTTTGCCGGAAAGTAACTTTCATGAAGTATCAAACATGATATTCTTTATTATGTTACTCCGTGGCATATGTTCATTATATACCCTCATTGGTTGATCTCGCTCTTTTGAGCGGATCTTAAACAAAGTATTATATCCTTCTACCACATCAAGTGTGTAATCCTTACTTGCAGGGACAGCATCTGTCACATGCATATTGGCGATCATGATCAAATCGTTTGTAGTAGGTTCTAATGAACTTAACGACTGATCTGATACCTGCATGGGGCACACTTGAGTAATAGAAGAATTAGTACTTTGTTTGTCGTCCTGGATGTTACGTACAATCGTTGCTATTGCAAAAGCGGTACACAACGAAATAAGCAACTGCCAGAACAGGCGATCGTCTTCGTTATATCGTGCGATAAGAACGATAACAATCACTGCTAGAACGAACAAACTTAAGATCATAATTCTTGTTTAAATTGTTTTTGGATTTTTTTGCGAGTCCTAAACAACAATGACTTAATAGTTCCAGTTGGGATATTTAAGGCCTCTTTAATTTGAGATACTGTTAAATTATCTATGTAAAATAATTCACATACTTGTTTTGTCTGTTCCGGCAATTTTTCAAACTCTTCAAGTATGTTTTTGTAAGTTAGACGATTTACCATTTCGTCTTCACTTCCAACAACAGCATTACAACTGAATCCTTTATTTTTAAAGTTTTCAATCATTCTACTATTGCTTTTTACTTCACGTAAATAATCTATAGCAACTCTGTTAGATAAAACTCTTAACCATCCACCAAACGATTCATATTCGGTGAATGTCGAGAGCTTTTTGTAAACCTTTAGAAATACAACGTTGGTGATATCATCAGCTTCGTCTGGATCCTTTATATAACTAAATAGAATTTTAGATACAAAAGATCTATATTTCTGAAAGATTTGAGAGAACGCAGATTCATCACCTGCTTGGGCTCTTTTGATTATCCCAATCTCCTCTGGGGTAATACGTGGGGTTTTCATAATCAAACAAACAATATGCTAGATAAACTAGGGTGGTTATTAACCGTACGTAACGATGTTCAGACACCAGCTGTTTTAGTGGGGATATTAGGTTTCGCTCCTGTGACAACATAAATTGTCTATATCCCCAATATTGCTAAAATGGTAACATATCGTCCAATAACGAATTTCTCAAATCAGCAATATTTGCAACAAGTATTTCATGGAACCATAATGCATGACGCTTGCTAACAAAATTCGCCTCTTCAAGTTTATTCAACATGCATGTCGCTATTCGCAATCTTACATTAGTTGAATAAACCGATTCTGAGCATCTTAACACGATGTTTTTGTTTATCCATCGTATTAAAAGCATCAGGTGATGATTTGTTAAACATTCGTATATATAATCACAGTCTGTGAAATACTCGTCTTTAGTTAGAGGACTTATACATACAACATGATGATCCGACAATACGGGATCATACTCGAATTTACTTTTTGCTGTTGTTAGTTCTCTCATGTGATCTAGAGCACTTTCTATAGTACTCTCATTTCGCCGAGAATATCTCGATACTAGATAATTGGAAAATACACCGTACATAATCTACTTAGTGTTGCCTTCGATGCAAGAAATTAAGAATTTTGCTAATCTTTTTCCTTCATCGTCGGAATAATCTGGGAAATACTTAGTTGACATTTCTTTTATGAAAGAATCTTCTTCATACTTTCCAGTCTTACGAGAGATGCTATACATATTTTCTATGTAAGCATAATTTACTGAGAACCAATCCACCCAGTTGTCGACCCAATTCCAATAGAATTGTTCTTCATCTGTTAGGTTCTCCCAATCAATTGTTTTGTGAAAATCAAAAAATCGGGGTTTTCCTTTTTTAAGACCTAATAAGGCACGAGTCACTTGCTTCTTGTTGTCCTTTTTTGTAGATTTGATAGTACCATTTTCTAGTACTTCATCACCTACTATACTTACAAAACAATCATACACGTGGTTAATCCATCGTTCTTTTGCTTTACACCATTTTAGTGCAAAGTTTACTACTTCAGGACATCTATCTCGAAGCATTTCTTTGTATCCTTGTTTCTTCATATTGTGCTCTAAGCGGGATTCGAACCCGCACGACCATTACTGGTCAAGGGATTTTAAGTCCCTCACGTCTACCACTTCCATCATTAGAGCTATTAAAAATGTTGACCGCATTTCACAACGAAGCCAACACAAAAGTATTATGCCTAATAAGAATATTTATATCGTGGACCAGCTAGGGCTTGAACCTAGGACCTCCAGATTATGAGTCTGTTGCTCTAACCAACTGAGCTACAAGTCCTTATTAGATGATTGCCACATTAAAAACACTAACCGCGTTTCACAACGAAGTTAGTGGTCGTAGCAA